TATGATATTACGGCAGGTTATCCCGAAAAAGTACGACTAACAATTTAATTTTATAGCTATATGAAGAAAATCGTTAAAGGTAATGACTTCACGCTGAGGATTCCAGTGATGAAGATGGTGGAGGGGCAAGCGAAGGCTTTCCCCTTGCCAGCCTGTACGGACGTGGTGGTACAGGTGTGTAATCAATTCAAACGCATACCTCTTGCATTTACGATTGATGTAAAGGAGGATAATGTTCTCCTTGCGAGAGTAGAGGGTGATAAGATGAGCCTCGGCACGTATGCTATCGAGGTAAAGGGTAAGATATTCGGCAATGACTGGCGAAGCAACGAATACCCTCAGTTTGCCATCGTGGCCAACAATGCCGATGCTGATACTGAGTTTGGGACTACTGATGAGGGCGACAACAGCGTAGAGATGGATACGGCTATGGTTATTCTGCCTCCTTCTGTTGAGTTGAGTGACCTAATTGATAAGGCGAATGAGGTTCTGAAAAACAACAAGGAGATAAACGATACCCTCAATGCGAATGAGGAAGCGAGAAAGGAAGCCGAGACGCAACGAGTATCTGCCGAGACTGAGCGAGTAAAGGCTGAAAAGAAACGTCAGTCTGATACGTCTGTTGCTATCGGTGATATGAACAAGAGAATAGAGACTGCAATCAGCGAGCTTAATACTCATCGCACAGAGCTTGATAAAGCGGAGGCGCAGAGAGTATCTGCTGAGAAAGAACGTGTTGATGCAGAAATAACTCGCAAGCAGGCAGAGACAGACAGAGCTGCCGCAGAAGATGCAAGAGTAGAAGCAGAGCAATCTCGTGTGGACGCAGAAACAAAGCGTGAGAAAGATTTCACTACTGCCATCAAAGACGCAGAGGCCGCCACGACAGGTGCGGAAACCTGCGATATAGAGATGTCGGGTTCGACTATCTCTGTGACAAACCGCAACGGAGAAACCAAATCGGTAGATGTTATCAACACTGATGAGGAAGTGACTGTCACAATTGCCTCTTCTGTTGACTCTATCAAGGTGGCTGGTATCAAGATTAATGTATTCCTCAACAACGGCAAAACACCACAGACCTATACTACCAACGCAGAGGGCAAGGCAACATTCACTGTTGCCCGAGGAAACTATTATCAGGTAACGTTCCCAGAGTACGGCAATGCGCAGCCTATTGCTCCTCAAGGATATACAGCAGTATTGGGTAGCCGTAATATCAATGTTGAATATCTGCCTTACGATGAGGACAGTATGGAGAAGGTGATCATTACGGCTACAAAGTACGTTGAGAACGTGGGTACAGCATGGGAAGGTATTCCTGTTATTGTGACAGTTGACAAGAAGGCCACTACCTATCAGACGGACGCAAAAGGTCAGGTGACAGTGTTCGTTCCATACAAGAAGGAGTACACAGTTGTCATTAACGACCAAGATGGCTACAATGTCAGCTTCAACAAGAACTCGAGAACCTATACGGCAAATGTTCCTCAAAGGCTTATCGATTATAGGTTTTATCAGTTCAAGGCAGGTATCTTTGTCGTTGATGCAAATAAAAACGAATATTACATCGAGGACTGGGTGGCAGCAGGCAAAAACGCTGATGATGCGGTAGCTATCAAGGTGGCAGACGCTTCGCTTTCTATCAATCATGGCACTTTCTGCATTCGTACAAGCGATATTAAGAATGTGTCAAAACTGATAAGTCCGTTGTGGTGTACGCAGAACTTGCAGTTCAATTCTATTGCGCTAAATGGTAATAATGTAAAAGATGCGAATTACTACAATGGAGAGTCATCATCATTCCTTGTCAGGCAGGAGGCTCAGGAGCGAAGCTTGTCTGTGCCAGCATTTGATTATGCCTATGGTCAGATATTTAACCTTGGCGGTGAGGATTTGCATGGGTTTGTCATGTCGGTTGGTCAGGAATACGTACACGTAGCCAATATCGGTATCATCAAACAGGTGTTGGAAACCCTGTATGGTGAGACGGTTGCGACAGGCTACTATAACTTTGTAAAGAATAAATACAGGTGGACTTCTACGCAGAACAATGCTGCTACCGCTTGGTTATTCAGTAGTATTGCGGGCATCAACGACAAGTCGAACGGCTACATGCTTTTGCCAGTTTTCCCTTGTTAATCTCTTTATCTATTTATCTATTTAAAATACACTCCTATCTCTATGTAAGTAGCGAGTAAGCAAGGATTTAGTGGATAGGCACAAATATAAATAGTAATTGTAAACAAAATTAAGTTATGGAAAAGATTAATTTTATCAAGACCTTTATCCCTCAAGGGGATTATAAGGAAAAGTATGAACACGGAGAAATGATGGTTCGCCATCTTGGTGCTGTACTTGACGAGAAGATGGGAGTATACGAGTGCTACGAGTGTACTGTGCCTGTCGGTGAGTATAATGAGGACGAGGTTCAAGAGGCATTCGCTTGGTTCGTTTCAAAGATGGATGCCTTGAAACTCGAACAGGCAAAGGTCGAGAAGATAGCCGAAATTACAGCCTACGACACATCGTCATCCGTGAACGGATTCTTGCTGAACGGAGTGCTTGAATGGCTCGACAAGGCGACACGAGTCGGACTGATGAACTCCACCACCATTGCCAAGGCAGCAGGACAGGAAACAACAACACTGTGGCTTAAAGGTATCAAACTGGTGGTGGATTGTGACAAGGCCATCCAGTTGCTCTCTGCGCTTGAGATGTACGCCCTGGAGTGTTTTAACGTTACAGCAAGCCATAAGGCAGCGGTGGGCGAATTGAAGAGCATCGAAGATGTGGAAACCTATGACTATAAGGCAGGCTACCCGAAGATGTTGGAGATGAGTGTTTAACTAATTAAAACGAAAAGATTATGTATATACTAAGTGTTATTTCATTTCTCCTGTTAGGAGGATTTCTGCTTCTCGCAGCAATGAGGTTCGGTGTTCCTGCGATGGTGAGCGATGTGTATTATCAGTTACAGGGATGTACTGGAAGTGAGGTAATTGGCGATAAGCGCAAGCGAAACTATGGATGGGTGTTCACTGCTGTAATGGTTACGTGTGCGATACTGATGATGGTGTGTATGCTCGACACAGGTAAGGGCGTTCAGTTCCTTGCCTTCTTGGGCTGTGGAGGACTGATGTTTGTTGGTGCTGCACCAAACTATCTTGATGCTGATGCTTACCCTATTCACAAAGGAGGTGCGCTTATAGCTGCGGCAGGGTGTGTAGGCTGGTGTCTGTCGGTATGCTGGGTGCCAACGGCTGTAATAGCTCTTATCTATCTGCTACTCGTAAGCTGTTCGGACGATGACGAAGGATATAAGCTTGTGTGGTATATGGCAGAGGTGGCAGGATTCTTGGATGTGTTTTTGACATACTGGATAACAGATTGATAGCAAAACGCCGTTGTTGATAGCAATAAGATGGTTTAGTAAAGTTTAACACTAACAATTTGACATTTTTCTTGCGTTATTGCCACAAAAGTGTAACTTTGCAACCATCTTATTTTGAATCTTAAAACCGAAAATTATGAATAAAGAAGACGAAGGCGACCTATTAAGGTGGTTGCAAGACAAAGACGTCAGCGAGGTTATGGATTTGCTGATGAAACATGGTAACAGATATTCACGGAGAATCTTGAAGTTCTTCCGCTGGTTCTGTAAGTACGTTCCAATAATCATTATGTGCTTCCATGCATACGGAATGTGGGATTTTAGTCAGCATCCAAGGGAAATGTTCATAACAAACAATGAGAATTTTCCATGCTATTTATTCATCTATTTTATGGTTTATATTTTACCTATGGTTCTTATACTGGCAAGCAGATTCTTCTTCCTTTGTTGGAGATATAGAATACCATTTTTCTACTTCTTCGGTATCAACGCTGCCCATATTGTAGAGTGGAGTTGGTACACAACTCAAGATATGATTGATTCGTGCTTCACAGTCATGATAGTAACGGCAATGTTTTATATATACGGATTCTGTGACATGTTTATCAGCAAAACCAAGTTAGGACGAAAAATCTGTGCATAATATGGGAAAGATACTAAATTATAAGTTGCTCGGCACGGCTTTGAAGTCGCTAAGCGATGCTTGCTTTAAAGCTGACGAGCAGCAGCGAAATGGTGAGAAGGTCACCGCTTGCGGAATGAGTGATGAAGACCTGGATAGACTGTGTGATATTATCCCCGATATGCTCAACCCGATGATGAGCACCGAGGAAGTCAAGGAGAAACTGCACGTTTCTGATGCTACCCTTAATAGAATGGTGGCAAGGGGTGATATTCCGAATGGCGAGTGCAAAAAGCGAGGTCACACCCGATATTTTAAGAAGTGGGATATTCTGCACTACATTAAGAGTAAGAGAAAATTATAACGTATGAAAGCCCTATCGCATCACGGATAAGCGAGTATGTATGAGTATTATGGACTTTGTGTTTCAGACTTTGATTATAGTAGCAATGATAGTCGTCATTAATTGCACGTTCATTGCATACCTATACATTACGCATGAGTATGAGAAGGTCGATAAGTTCTTCCTGGCTTGGGTAACGATGTCAACTATGGTATTGACAATGTGGTTCGGATTTGGACTGTATCTGTATTTTAATTATTTCTTATAAGCTAAAGAGAGGTAAGTGATTGCCTCTCTTTTTGTTTTCAATCCTTTCCAATGTTTGCAAGATTGTAAAAGATTTTTATTCCCCCTATATTAGCTCAAAATGATATTACCTACTATCACCTTAAAACACTGATAATCAACCAATAAAAGAAAGTGTGATAGAGTTATATTTGTTCTTATTAATTCGCTGTACCTTTGCATCGTAACGTTACAATAGTGTTAGTTAATATTAAGGATTTCAAAAGATTGTATTATGGAAATGACAGATGCAAAAGTAGTAGAGAAGAAAATCTACGAAGAGGGAAAGAAGCACGATGAGTATGCCAGCAAGGGTCTGGCAGGAACCGCACTTGGCATTGGTATCGGTGGCTTGGCTTTAGCTTTGCTCAACGGCAATGGTCGTGGTATATTCGGCTCTCTCGGTGGCAGCAATATGCCTGAGAACGTAAACATCAACACTTACGGAGCTAACTCAAGCTCAAATCAGCCAACCGCATTGCAGGTAATGGAGAAGGAATGCGCTGATGAGGTGAAGCTGCTTACCGACATGTTCGGCTTGAAGCTCGACACTGATAACAAGTTCTACGCTATGCGTGAAACTGACATCGCAGAGAAGTTCTCTATGTACAAGGGTGCTACAGATGCTATCAACGCTGAGAACCGCCGTGCAATGCAGGCTGAGTTCGGTCTGTACAAGTCTCAGATTGATGCGGACTTCGGTCTGTACAAGAATCAGAGAGACCAGTACGATGCGCTGCAAGCAAAGTATTGCGACCTTGACAAGAAGGTGGCCGTAATGGAAGCCCTCACTCCTTACAAGGAGAAGCTGATGATGGCTTACGTGAACGAGAAGACATGTAACTGTCTTCGTGGTCAGTTGGTACTCCCATCTACGCCAGTAGTTTCTGGTTACGGCAGCTACGGCTGTAACTGTGCCACTCCCTCCACTCCCTCCACTCCCACTACAGGAGCGTAACAGAGCAGCAAGGAAGTCTGTAAAAAGGACTAAAAAGAAATGAGTTGGTGAGGGGTGTCTGCCCTCGTTGGTGGATGCCCTCTCACCTCTCTAAAATATATCACCAACTTAAAGATATTGATTATGATGAATTTTGGAAACAGCCCATTATTGGATATGGGTACAAGTCAGCAACAGCAGCCTCAGGTGTTGGATGCAGAGCTACAGAAGATGTATGAGGCAATACAGCAGAAGCGAGCATCTATCAATATGCAAGCGCAGCAGTCTTCCACCCCTTTATGGGATGAAATTGATAAGATTGAGGATAATCTTACAGGAGCGCAAAGGCAGTACTTGATGCAAAACCAGGAGTACGTTAATAGCTTGCAATATGTGTCTAAGTTAGTGCAAGATGAGGAGTTGCGTATCATACGCCCTCGTATTGAAAGCACTCAGCAAGGACAGGAGGCATTGAAGAAACACTTGTCCTTGATGCAACGACTGAGAAAAGAAGTAGCGCAGACAGAGGAGCAGAAATCTGCCATGCTCAACGATTATATGACTAACCATAGTGATAAGACTTGGCAAGAATACCTCGTATGGTACAACAAAACAAAGAAAGGAGGAGTTAAGAAATGAACATAACGGAACTTAAAGAGAAGCTGCTTACATCGTTAGACCTGTGGGCAGACGCAAGAATAAGTGACATGGTGAAGGAGAACCCTGCATTGGCAATTCCTTCCGTCTACATGAAACGTGCAGCGCACAATATCATCGCAAAGAATAAGGATAGTTGGGGCAAGAGCATTGACAACGCTACCCTATTCATTGCCGATGAAGACGGCAACATAGATGCTGATACCATATTCTCAGACCTTATGCAGATGTTGGAAAATATAAGCAATTATGAGTTTGATTTCGGAATTATTAAAGGCCGCATTGATAGCGGTGCTTTGGTTATTGATTTGCCCGACAACATCATAACGACTATCTTCTTTGGCAGCAAGAAGAGTATCAGCTTTACAAAGGATGATTTTGAAGAGTTGAGAAGTCTGATAACAGCAGAATAATCACATATATAAATACAAGACAATATGGAAGCAAAAGAGATTATGAGTAAGTTTGATGAACTTTACGGGATAATGGCATCATCAACTAACGTGAAGTATATGCACATATTCGGTAACACGATGCGCTGCATGATGAAAGATATGGCAGCAAAGCACCCAGAGTTGGCGCAAGAGTATCTTGATAAGCTTTGCGCTATAAAGTGGAAGAACTATCTTACCAAGAATGAGGCGTTGGATATTATCAGTAAGATGAATCCCGAAGCTACATGGAATATGCAAGAATGGTTGGATGAAATGGAGAAGTTAGGCTTCTGTATGGAGGATAAGCCGTATTACAATGATTATGCGCTGTATATAGCAATGAATCAGGTAATAAGCGACCACGGGGAAACCATAGTTGCAATAAAGGGAGAGAAATCTCTTTCTGATATAAGCGAAGAGGAACTTGTAGAATATGCCTACAGATTAGCCATTGACCTACTAAAAGATAAGGATGGGGTATACGATATTAGAGAATACTTTTTGAAGTAGATATACAGTTTGAATCATTCGTAAAGAGGGGCTTTTATAAGTTCCTCTTTATTTGTTTATATCGAATATCAGTATTATTATCGAAATGTTAACCTAAAAAACTATCTTTGCAACAAAAAAACAAAATATGGTAGCACAGATAGGAAATACAGGTACAAGAGCAGCAGGGATGGTGCTATTCGGGGATGAGTTGAGTTGCATGTTACTCGATACTCGATGGATGCTTATTGCTATCGTTCTACTCATAATCGCTGACTATCGTTTTGGCTGCGAAGAGAGTAGCCTTCGCCATAAGAATGCTTTAGAAGATAAAAATCTTCTGCTTGCGGATAGATATGAGTTCAGAGTATCACGGGCAAGACGTAGAACTGCAAATAAATTCGTAGACTACCTTATCTACATAATGTTAGGTGTATCTCTTGGTAAAGCTCTATTGCCGCAGCTTGACATTAATTACATATGGGGTGGATGGGTTGTTACTGCATTTATTGCGGCAAGAATAGAAATCCCAAGCATAGTAGGGCATTTCTTATTTGTGCGTGGCGTATCAGTAGAGAAGAAGACAATAACAGGATTCATTAAAGCATTTGTCGTAGCCCTTGCAAAATCTAAAAGCGAAGGTGTTGGCGATGCCTTAGAAGAAGGATTTAAAGCAACGGAGGGTAAAAAATGAAAGTAACAAAAGAACAAATGGAAGCCATCATGCCGAAAGCTGGAGAAAGGATTGATACATATCTTCCTTATATCAATGCCTATGCTGATGCCTTTAATATAAACACTCCCATTCGTATGGCAAATTTCCTTGCGCAAGTGGCTCACGAAACCGCAGAGTTGGTACATATACGAGAAATCGGTAATGCTGACTATTGCCATAAGTATGAGGTCGGTAAACTCGCAAAGATGTTGGGTAATACTCAAAAGGGAGATGGCTACAGATATAAAGGTCGTGGCTTCTTGCATTTAACAGGAAGGGCGAATTATCAAGCTTACACGAACTCAAAGTACTGCAAAGGTGATGTTGTAGCAGAGCCAAAGCTCTTGGAACAACCGAAAGGAGCAGTAAAAAGCGGTATGTGGTATTGGCTGATAAGAGGATTGAATGCCGTAGCGGATAAGAATAATATTCTTGCTGTAACAAAGAAAATTAATGGTGGAACAAACGGCTTGTCGAGCAGAACCAAATATTGGAAGAGAGCTTTGAAAGCCTTTAATATAACAACATAGCTTATGAAAAGGGTTAAAGATTTGTTTTATTGTTTATCAATTTCAATGCTTCTGTTTCTTATGACGCAGATAGTTATCGGATGTACGGCTACCCCGAAGGTGGTTACCCGACAGACTTATATCAGCGATAAGCAGTCGCATTGGGATTCGATATTCAATGCTCGATTTTTAACAACACTCGAACTCTATCAAAGTAAGCAGAGTGAGCTGAAAGAAACGAGCAAGTCAGAAACAAACCATATCAGAGATAGCACTTCTGTAACGGTTGATAAAGAAGGAAATATAATAAGAAAAGATAAATATCATTACGAAAGTCATAACTACTCCGAGAGTTTTGTACAGAAGCTCAAAGATAGTGTTTCTTACTATAAATCATATAAGGATAGTCTAAGCAAATATCGACTCAAAATCGATTCCTTGAATAAGGCTAAACAAGATTCTGTGCCATATCCCGTGTATATAGAGAAGCCAATGAAGAAAACAGATGCAGCACTCTTACGATTAGGTAAGGTTACGGCGGTATTCGTGCCTCTCTTCGTGGTAGGTATGATATCTTGGCAATATATAAAAAGAAGAAAAAGATGTAAATTTTTTGATAGTTCTTAGTTTTCAATAGGTTATGTTTAAGTAAAAGATTGTTAGGATAACAAAGGCGGTTACTCGTGAAGAGCAGCCGCCTTATTTCTTTTAGTACTTCTTGCCTCCGTGATGATATTCACGGCTCTCATTATAGCGCATCTTCAGATTAATATGCTGTACAAGGTTGATTCCAAGTGCTTCCGCCCATTCAAATACGGAAGAAAGAATACTTTTATATAAGACGTAGAACATTTCTGCCTTTACACTTATAGATGAGTTAAGGTTGCACGAAACAATAGTTCTTGTAACAATTAAAGCATTCTCAGTAAAGCTATGCTGTTTAGCATACTTAACCTCTGAGTCAAATGTGGAAAATCCGTCCTTTGCCTGAATATTACAAACGCCCATCAAATCAAAGATTCTAATACAAATGTCTGCCAACTCGCTTTCTACTTTTCCCTCGATGGTATCAGAGTAGTATTTGTTGAACAAACCGCCACCATGGTCGTTGACAAGTACAGTTTTAAGACCTTCTTTGTCAAAGTCGTCCATATAGTTTCCTTTGCGGTCAGCTTGTACGGCTTCTGCTACTTCTGTGCAAACCATCATCAACCAATGCGCATTAGACTTTTCTTCTTCATGCCATCCATGTTTGACAGCATTATCATAGGCTTTTTTAACCCACTCATTAATCTGTTTTGCTTTAATTTTCATAATTATCTGTATTTATGTTTATTACACCATTTCCAACAATCTGTACATTCTTCTTTATCGCAGCAAAAGCCATCACCATAAATACCTTCGTTGGCAAATGAAATACAATTACCGCAATAAGGCTCTTCATTTTCTTTCTTCATGTAAATAACGTTTTATTGATTTACGCAATAACTTATTTTCATCGGTAAGCAATCTAACTTCTTCTTGTAGTTGCTCTATGATATGCAAATACGATATTTCTTCAAAAGTTTTCATTTCATCAACTCCAACGAGAATCCTTTCTTCGCAACGTAAACCGCCTTACCAGTTGCTTTCGCTACCTCAGAAGAGAATAATTCTGCATCGCCATTATTTGCACTCATATGAATAAGTACAATCGCTTTCGTTCTTTGTAACTTATTCTCTTTCAAGCAGTTCAGGCATCTTTCCAAACTCATGTGAGTAGCCTTTGCTCTTATGCCAACCTTTTTAGGAATAATACCCTCTTTTATACTCTTTTCAACCAATGAATCGGTATGATTACATTCGATAAGAATATAATCGAGCGGAAAAGATAGCTTATATTTGATATGATGGCTATCCGTGAGGAAAAGCATATCTCCCATATCGGGATGATAAATGATAAAGCCACAAGGCTCTTTTGTGTCGTGAACTGTATCGAAAGCCTTTATAACGAAGTTACCAATACAAAACTCTTTCAGCATCGGTATGACATTGTAATGAAAATCATCCTCCTTTATCTTTTTCTCTTCCAAAGTACCTTTGGTTGCAAAGATATTGAAAGGTCGTGCATACTGACGAATAAACCCTGCGTGGTCGCTGTGGCTATGAGTAATCAGGCAACCAGCAACCTTTTTAAGATTTCCTCCAAGTGCTTCTGCGGCATCTTTTAATGGCATTCCGCATTCTATGATAAGTGCTTCATCATCATTCTGTAGGATATACCCATTACCAGAGCTTCCACTTCCTAATGTAACTAATTGCATATTCTATACCTTATTATATATAGGAGAGAGATTTCTCCCTCTCCTATCTGTCGTTCTACTGCTGCTTAAACATATCAGGCATTTCTTGCTTACCCATCGGCTGAGCCTTACGCTTGGTTTGAGCCGCATTTTCTGCGGTATCAGCGGCTTTTTGCGTGTCGCTTGGCTGATTATCGGCAGCTTTATTTTCTTCCTTTTTCTCGCCATTATTCATATCGAGTGACTGAGAATTAGCTTGCTGTTCCTCTTGCTGCTGAGCTTGGGCAAGCTTCTCTTCGGCTGAAAGCTGCTCAATAGAAGCGTTAGTGGCAGGAATCTCTTCATAATCGGCATCTTCTGCCTCGTCTCTGGTCTGAAAGCCCATCATGATACCAGAGTCGGTCGTTCTAATAAACCAAGAAGCGGAACGATAACGAAGCATCAATTCTGGAATACTTTTCCATTTAGGGTTACGGGAATACCAACCTTCATCCTTTGCCATTTGAATTGTAACAATAGGACCTTTCTTTACCTCTCCCGTCTTCAATTCGATAGCATAGGCATACATTCCCCAAGTATCTTTACCTCTTTCTCCAACTTCCGCATAGCTAAGTGTAGAGTATTTGCCCGTTGCATTAAAGCAAGCTATGGCAAACTTCGCTTCAAACGTAGGTGTTCCATGAACAACAACAAGGTTCTGTAAAACCATCAGAGGGTCAGCGTTCATACGAATAGCCATATTGAGTCCTATCATACAATTACCAATATTGCCCTTATAGACATCAGGGACAAAAGAAGAAGATGCAAATACTTTTGCAATTCTCTGTCCTGCTTCAAAACCTTCAATAGAGCCGAAGATGTTAATACCTTTCTGAGACTGTGATACAGTCAAATCTTTTGTTTCTTCCATAATTTCTATATTTAAATTTTAAATTGATTTTATCTCCAATGGCTGCCCGTAGATACATTGCAAGTAGATAATCTGTTGCTCAACGGGGACGATGTGCTCTGCTGATTCCTTGCGGTCAACGAACAGAGGTACGAAGATACCAGAAGCCTTAGATATACCACTGATAATATCAACGCCCATATCAATGACAGTTCCATCATTTGTGTTATCGTAGTCGATACCGTCATTGTCAATAGCGGTGCAGATTTCCTTCTCATCGTCATTGGTCTTATTCTGCTCATAGAACTTCCAACGGACGAGGGAGAAGTAAGAATTAACCTTCTTTTCAACAAGATTAATCTTTGCTTTTTTGTAAGCTTTGATTTGTCTAATAACTTCATCGCAATCAGCGATAATCTGAGATAACTCAACAGAGCGATTATTGAGCTTTTCTTTCTCTGTATCAATACGCTTATTAGTCTCCTCGCCTGCGATTTTGTTAACTAACTCGTCACGCAGAGAAGTAAGGGTCTTCTTTTTCTCCTTATTCTCTTCGATTGTAGCATCAACCTTCGCAACAGGCTTACTTGCTTCAATATCGGCGAGGTCTTTATCAAAGACCACCTTTTCCGCAGCAGCTTCCCAAGTTTGATTCTGCTTCTCTGTGCGCTCGTCAATTAACTTCTGATACTCAGATTGGGCATTCTTTACCTTATCCTCATCTTGTGCCTTGGTAATCTGCTCATAGGTATTGATATTACCTTTGAGGACTGTCATCTGTTGCTTAATTTGAGCAGCCTCATTCTGTATTTTTGTGAGTTCATCAGACTTATTCTTATTGAACTCGGCAACGGCGTTATCATATTCCTTTGCCTTCATTTCGTCCGTATAAGGACGACCACAAACTGGACAAACATCTGTTTGCTTATAGTTAAATTTCTTTTCGTTAGCATTATTCCACTCTTTAATCTTGTTATTGAAATTAATAGTGACCTCTGCCAAGGAAACCTTGTATTTTGTATTGGTCTCCATATTTGTAGTATATGCAGATTTAGCGTCATTGAGTTTCGTTGAAGCCGTAGAAATCTTCTTCGTAAGCTCATCAATCGCCTTAATCTTAGCATCTTGCCATACCTTCTGTGCATTCGCAACCTTTACGTTATGCGCTTGCAACTTATTGAGGTACTCTTCCATAGCAGGGTCTTTCTCAGTCGTTCCCTCCAATGCCGCATCTATAGCAGCAATATCAGCATCAATCTTTACCTTCTGCGCTTTGAGAGCAGTAAAATCGGCATCAACTCTAAGAGCCTCTTGTGCCTGAACCTTTGCAGGTATCAAATCTAACTCCTCTTCCGCTTTCTTCTTTGTTGCCTTCTGCTGTGTAAGCATATCGGAGAGTTCTTTCTTCTCTTCAATTACGCCCTTATACACCATAGGATAAGGCTTCATCAATTCTTCTTCATTGATTTTGCCTGCCAGCGACATAAGCATTTTACGGCGGTCATCAACCTTATAGGACATAAAGATGTTGATATTAGACAGTACGAGCCATTTATTGAGCGGACAAAGTTCTTCAAGTTTGGCGTTGAAATCTTTCTGTGAAAGAGGAACGTCATCGATAAGTCTATCCTGTGTAGTACTTTGCAACTTCTCATCTGCTGTACCCTTATTCTTCCAATTCTCAGAAAGAATACGCTGTACCTTAATCTCTCGCTCATCATTATAGTTAAGTACTACAGTGACAGAGGTTTCAAGATGATGAATAACGTTATTATTAATATCAAGAGGTTGCACAGTAGCATTCTTCTTGCTAATAATACCGAAGATAGCCCAAAGGTAAGCATCGTAGATAGTTGTCTTGCCTACCTTATTTGCGCCACTAATAACCATATTATGGCTAAAGTTAATTTCTTGACTCCGAACCTTCTTAAAGTTCTGTAAAGTCATTGATTTGATTTCAATTTTCATTGTTGTTTTTATTAACGTTAAACGGTTTGTATTCATTGCAAGCTTTAGAACCCATAAGCTTAATAGCCAACTCCTTATGTATCTTATGACAGATAGCATTAACAGTATCAATATCAGCCTTTACATTCTTCTTTCGCTCTTTATTGGCATCAGATTCCATCTGAGATAATATCTTTGCCCTTTCTGTATCAAACTTTAGCAACGCCTCCATAAGATTCTGAGGGTTGATAGTATTACCTACATATATCTTTCCATAGCATCCACCTATCAATGATTCCAAAAAGTAGGTGAATTCGGTGGGTGATAGATAGTAGTAGATATATCTTATTCGCCTTGCCATAAAGATAACTTGAAGACTATTAATAGAACCTCCAGCACCGAGAAGTCTAAAGGTATCTAATAATTGAGCTTTTATCCATTTAAGAGCGAACCCCTCTTCATAATCATTATCTAAAGATGCAAATGTATTGGTATCTTTAAAGGCAGAAGTTAACGAAGAAACTGGCTCTTTTCGCTTACTGATTAAAGGATAATTGGTTTCTATCCATTCTTCGAAATTAATCTGCGTTAAAGACTTCTGCTGCTGTTCTTGCGAAATTAAGCTCTGTTCGCTGCTGTTGTTGCTGTACTTCGTCATACTCAGAATATATTTCATCCTCCCAAGCACGGGAATTAAGATAGGTAAGAGGATGCTTTTGGAAAACTTTCTGTGTAATAGATGCAACATATTTAGGTGTAGCTGCTATGCAAGCAGCTCTATCTTTCTTAGTCATGTGCATCCATTTTTTAAGGCACTTTTGCTTACCAACACACTTACCATACATCTTCCACCATTTTTCAAACTCTTCATTTATGACTGAGATAGATTGCGGTGGAGTAATCTCGTAACCTTGGGATTCTAATAATGTGATTGCTTCTTGTATCTCCTTTTCCATATTTACACCTTATTATATTATATATACTCGCCACCCCAAAATCGGGTAATTTCAGACCCAGCAATAATAATTCGCCCATTCTGTCTGATGCTATTCTTAAGGAATCCGCTTTTAATATAGCGATATACGGTTGTTACACTTATCCCTAATTTTTCTGCCGTTTCCTTAATAGAATATCGACCTTTTGGCTTAACGTCAGGGATATCGTTAGTCATTATGATTTCCTCCTTTCGTTTTATTACGCTTATAGATGTTGTAGATAGCAGCTTCTGTTGCGTAGTTGAAGTCACTCATTGTCCGCCGCACAGCCTCAGACTTCTTGAGGCCTTGCTCCATGTATTTGTCAATTGACAGACAAACCATGCGTTCTTTGTCTTTTTGTGATGTTATAACCATTTTTAACTATATAATTATATATAAATTAATATATTATTACTAACTTTGCTCCATAATTAGAGTAGTATTATTAACCACACCGCAAAATTAATAATAATTATTCACATAACAAAATTTTCTATTAGTAGACTATTATTATTTATATTATTTTAAATATTATGAGTACATTTACAGAAAGAGCGAAAGAAATCGCCAAGTCAAAAAGAATGTCGATGGTACAGTTCCAAGAGTCTCTTGGATTAAGTATTAGTCATTTCTATAATACAAAGTTTCTTTCACGCAAGGTTGCGAGAAAGATAGAGGAAGTATACCCTGAAATTAATGTAGACTGGCTTGCAACTGGTAATGGAGAAATGATAAAAGGAGGTGTATTGCCAACCTTTGCAAAGGATTCTTCGGCATACCTTGTACCGCTTTTGCCTGTCGCAGCTCAAGGTGGAACTCCCAATAATTTTGAATATCAGATTTCGAACCACGAATGTGAGATGATTATGTCACCAGTCGAAAATATAGACCTCGCCATCTCTGTTACTGGAGATAGTATGTCACCCGAATTTCCAAGTGGTAGCAAGGTGATGGTGCAGAAAATAAACGAAAAGGCTTTCATCGAATGGGGAAGTACTTACGTTCTCGATACAGTGAATGGTGCTATAATTAAGAATGTGTATCAATACAAGGATGATGAGTCAAAAGTAATTTGCCGCTCGGTAAATCCAAACTTTGCGGACTTTATTGTCGATACATCAGATATTAGAGGATGGTATCGTGTTCGTTGTTGTATCACCATTAAGTGACGTTAAAAAACTTAAAACGAGCAAATTTCGTGCAAGGAAAAAATATTATAATTCATAAGTAACTGATAACCAATGCAATTATAGAGTAGATACCAATTTTCAAAAAATATTCGCATTAACAGAATAAAATCAACAAGAAAGTCTGTACAAAGCGGTATTATCGCTTATGTATTAAGACAATGATAAGATATTAGATTAGCATAATCTATTATTGCATTTTATTTTTTATTTTTAAACGTGCAAATTTCGTGCAAAAGAAGGGAGACATAACAATGATTAAAATTTCTATCAAATTAGACAAAAGGCGAAGATTGAATAACGGAAAGTTTCCGTTAAAGTTTAAAATTGCTCGCAAAGATAAAGCAATCTACATACCAACAGGTTATGAATTAAATGAGAATGATTGGGATGCGAAAAATGAAAAAGTCAAAAACTTACCCAACAAACGAATTTTAAACATTAAACTTGGTAAACGCCTATCAGATATCAATGATAAAGTAATCACGTTGCAAGCGGAAGGAAAATTGCGCTATTTTTCAAACAAAAAGCTATCACTTTATCTTTCTAATGACGAAAGCAAAGAGGAATACGAAAATCATCTCTTTAAAACACAAATGGCAGATTTTATTTCTAAAAAAGATAGCGAATCAACTAAGAAGTTGTACATCGCAACAGAAAATAGGATAAAATCATTCTGCGATTATGATGAGTTAAGAATTGAAGATATAGACATAGAATGGCTTAATAATTTCAGCGAGTTCCTAAAAAAAGAAAACGTAAAGAATACTATTGCTGTAAGATTAAGGAATATTCGTGCCGTAGTGAATTTTGCACGAAAAAAGGGACTGGTAAAAGAGTATGCTTTCAGTATGTATCCAATCAGAATGGAAGAAACAAAAAAGCGTTCTTTAACTGTTGAGGAATTAAGAAAATTATATAATGTAGAGCTATCCCCAATCCGCTCAAAGCACAGAGATATATTCTTTTTAATTTTCTTTCTCATGGGAATTAACGTCAAGGATTTATCTGAGCTAAAAGAAATAGATAATGGTAGAATAACATACCGAAGAGCTAAAACTGGTACTTATTATAATATAAAAGTAGAGCCAGAAGCACTTGAAATTATAAACAGATATAAAGGTAAAAACCACTTACTCATACCTTTTGACAGCGATGCTTCGTATCTTAGTTTCGACCAATCTTCAAATCGGGTTCTCGGTAAAATATGCGAAGAGATAGGTATACCGAAAATTACAACGTATTGGGCAAGACATACTTTTGCCACTATTGCTTATGAAATCGGTATCAGTATGGACGTTATCGCTGACTGCCTTGGGCATAAGAGTGGTCATAGAATAACCTCTATATATGTACGCAAAGACCAAAACCTTATTGATGAAGCTAACCGAAAGGTTATTGATTATGTTCTATATAATAAGAGAGGGTAGAGCTTTTGCCCTACCCTTCTTATTATTGTAATAACAACTGCTGTTTTATGCCTAACCTTTTTGCCTCTTTGCTAAAGAAATCTATTTTTGTTTTTACTTTATCTTTAAACTCTTCGAACAATGCAATTAAAGCCTCTTGCTCGGTATCAAAAAGTGATTCTTCTCTAATTGTATGTTGTTTAGTTCGTTCACAATAGTCGGGTTTGTATTTATAATTTATCCTCCAACCAGAAGGGTTAAACTCGTTTCCCTCGAACCAGGATACGTTGCAGCATCCCTTTATAATACAGCGTTGCGGATGTTCAAACCATTTATCTATATACCAAGCAATATCACCATTCTTATATTTTGGAATGGGTCTTTCCTCTTTATTTGTATATTTGTATTCTTTCATTTGTTATACTTTTTATCATTCTTTTTAAACTTCTCAAAATAGAATACTATAGGCTTGTCAAAAGCAGGGTTGAGCAGACCATAAGCGATACTCATGCTTACCTGAAACTTTGCAGCACCTTTAAGCAAACCTTTCGCCTGTTCCTTGATAGCTTCACGAAATTGCCCTATACTCATATCTCGCTTTCGAAAGTTACAAGCTCGGCAAGAAGGCATATAATTCTCCATACTATCCTCTCCATGAGAAACGATATACTTACCTTCATTATCACTCCAACGTGAATAGTTTCCACGATTCTTAGGAATAAAATGGTCGATTTGCATATCTTCGAGTTTTATTTCTCTTCCGCAGTATGCGCAATGATGGTCGTATTTCTCCCAAACTTTGATTCTATCTTCCTTCTTCATAACTTATTTCAGTTCGTCAAAGTCAAACCACTCAATCTTATCGTAGATATCGTAAAGAACTTCAATACGCTGTGTTCCTTCCCCTCTTGTGACGACCCATATATCATCACTCATTGCTCCGAAGAAAAGAACCGTAGGGTGATTTACGCCACCTCCACTATATCGGAACATCACCCACTTTTTTAATGGTGGCTTCTCTTCCTTTAGGTCGTGCCATAATGATGCAGCATTTACGTAAGGAACGTTTTCTGTGTTACAATCAGTAACACCAATCTTTTCTGAGCTGAACGTTACCCCGTTCAGCCCATTGTAATCTACCTCATCTTCGTTGCTACAGATGTTGAGGTAAATCTTCTTTGGTAAATTCTTTATTCTCATATCACTTAAACTTAATTATAAAAAACTCAGTATCAAGCCACTTATCAGGGCATAAGTCTTTCTTCGGCTTACCGATGGTGATACTTACAATCTTCTTCTCGATACGTGGGCTATCCTTGCGGTAGCCGTTGATAAAGAGGACGTGGGTGTAAGGGCGATAAAGCACCTCTCCACAATATGTTTCTGCAGCCACATCATAAGCTACTTCGCAGTTAGTGGTCAGACGTTTAATCCAATAAGGTTTAATCTCCCGATACTCCTCTGTCTTTTCGCCAGTCACAATCATGTCGAACCATTGCTTGCTGACGGTGAGGGTCAATACATTCTTCTTCATCTTTTACACCTCCTCCCAGTCTGTTGCAAGTATATCCTCTGAGAGCATTCTTTCTTCCTTGAATATATGATGCCCATAATGATAGAATATTCCTTCCTCGTCAATACCAAACGGATAAAGCCCATTTTCACGCTTTACGAGCTTTCCTTTTCTCATACGCTTTAAAGCCTCTGAGAAGTCAAATATTTCCTTCTTCATTTCTTATTTCTTTTTAATTGATATTTAATATTAAACTCCCAAAGCAGAAAGGCTACATTAATTTCATAAACACCACTATAAGGCTTCCATACGATTAAACTTGGAATGAAATAAAAGCACCAATCGTATTTGGTTATAAGATATTTGAGATTAGAACTTATCTTCTTCATATGCTATTTCTCTAACCTTTTCTTGAATGTCGCAAGTATATAGATTGAACCGCAACAAGGTATCGTAAATGCTGTTACCAATGCAGATGGTGGTATTAGGTTATATTGTACTAATTCCCAACCATCATAGCCGTATTGATTAAATTTATCAGATAGAACCTTGTTTATCTCATCAGCTTTCTTGATAACTATTGAAGTTACCATATACTCATACTTCTTCATTTCTCACCTTCCTTTCTATCGAATTTGTTGCCAACAACAGTCCATTTTTTAAACAAGACCAATAAAGAAAGATGTCTATCTTGTCCTCCATCTTCGTCGATTGGGATAAAACATGATAGACAATTAGCCCAAGTTACCATTCTCCTTTCAAATGGAAAATCATGATTTCCGATAATGTCTCCTTCCCAAACCTCATTGCCTTCACAATCTGTCAATCCTGTAAACTGGCAGACGGTTTCAGGGTCAACTCTGTGCACTATTGGTACATCAGAAAATTCATCACTTGGGTAACTTATGCCAACATAACTTGTACTATGTACCAAGTCTCCTTTTACCCATTCTCCATTGTCAAGACGTTTTGCCTTGAACTTGATGTTTTCTGTTTTCATAAGCTATTCATATAAAATTGTTATTATTTTACTTTTATCTACCTTCAATATAGCTTCTTTTGCTTTATCAATCGAAGGAAACAAATACTCTGGGCAAAGGTTATATGCACCATAATCCCAATAATGGATAAGTCCAAATAACAATGAATGTCTCTTATCTACACGATAAGCAAGGATTGGATTATCCTGAGAATCGTAATGTATGCCTTTAACAGCCTTGCTTTTACGATACATATCTACTATTCTATATGTTGCCATAACTATTCTTCTTTAAGTTCTATTTTTATGGTTCAATACGAATATAACCATTTATTATTACTTTAAGAACGCCATCCAAATAGTTTGATTCTTAGACGTAGTGCGATGCCCGAATATTGGCTTATAATCAGTAATCGCATTGAGTATGTCGCGAACCTTTATCTGCTGTTCGTTCCACTTGAATATTAGCGTTCCGTTTGTTTTTAGTACTCTCATACCTTCGTGGATTGAGTCGTTGATGAACGCTTGCCAATTTTCTGGCAGCTTACCATATTTCTTGCATAGCCAGGAGTTCTGACCTACTTTTAACAGATGAGGAGGGTCGAAAACTACCATATCAAATGCTTCATCTTCAAATGGCAAATTAGTGCAATCGGCAATTATATCGGGCATCACATCCAATTTCCTTCCATCACACAAAGTATCATGAACTTCTCTTATATCTGCGAAAAGTACATTTGGGTCTTGCTTGTCGAAATAAAACATACGTGACCCACAACACATATCTAAGATTCTTTTCTTCATACGCTATTCTTCTTTAAGTTCTACTGGCTCATCATCCCAGGTTAATTGCTTTCCGATGAGTTTTTCAATACTACCTTTAGGAAGGTCAGAAAAACCACAATATTCTTCATTCTTAAAGCTAATTGGTATCATCCATTGCTTACGAAGTCTGAAAGGCTTTTTCTCAAAAATACATTCTGAACCATTTTTATCTACCGCTACCCATGCCATAACTATTCCTCCTCTTTCAAATAAGGACAAACAACTACCTTTCGATAATACTTACACATCCTTGTAATCGCAAAAATCACACAAACAATACGCCATACTATTCTACTTTTATACCAAATGGAACTCCGTCAGCAAAAACAAATCTATCGAAAATCTCTTCGAAAAATATAACAGTTGGCGAATCGTACGAAACACCAGTAGTAGCCACCTTTGTGATACAATCTCTTATATTATTAAACCTATCATACGTATATCCAAAAGGCTGATGTTTCAGCATTTCAGCCCAACACTCTTCTGCGTCCTTGAATGGTCGGTATTTTGGCTCTGGCTTGATACGAAAATTGTTTGGTTCTTCTTCTAAAATTCCAATAGGTAAGCCTTCTCTTTCTGTTAGGTCAACCCATTCGCCTCTTTCATTTAAGATTTGAATAGTCTTACCATCTGCAAAGGCAGAAATTATACCTATATTTTTTTTAACGTTTTCTCTTTTCATTGCTTTTTGGTTTAATTATTTTTTCTTCATGGTCTTTCGACCAATCCATAAAAAACTCTCGTAAAAATTTTATAGTATTTTTTGCTTCTTCTTTTGTCATACCTTAGTCCTCCAACTCTTTAAGCGCCTTATCTAAATTATTTCGAGCTATTTGACAAAATCTGACAGAAAGCAAATCGTCAGATAGTTACTCTTTAGCTTTTTTAATATACTCAATAGCTTTTTCTTTGCTCATTATAAATCTAAAATTCATAAACAAACACGAATGGGTTACTTGCCCATGTACCTTTTCCTGAGAGCTTATCTATTAATGCTGCATACGCTTCTTTCGCTTCGCAATAGCAATGTGCCAAACATGGGCTTGCGTCGGGTAAGTATGCGTAACCATAGAACTCTTTAGGGTCATCTACATTTGTATCATAGATTTCGTTTATGCCCTCTGTAAGGCAGTCTTCTTCGCTAATGTCCTGCAATCGTTCTATTCTCACATTAGTGATATGAATGTGATAAGGCATGAGGTCCGCTTTAACAAACATTTTGTTTTTGCAACCTTTCTCGTATTTAATACACTCTAATGGCATCCCATGAATGCCACAAAGGCGATAGAACTCATCATTGCCTGCAAGGTCTATGTATCTTTGCGCAATAGCTACATTTTCTCCAACCTTATATGGTGAATGTTCCAAGGCATAATCAAGCATTTCTTTCAGTTCTTCACCCTCTGCTTTATAAAGTCGGTCTTTACAAGATTTCTTCCAATCAGCAATATCTTCCTTTTCCCATCCTTCATACGTATTAAGACGTTCAAAAAGCATCGTTGGGTTCAGAATGCGTCTTGTTTGAGTCTTTCTTCTTTCAAGTACAGCCTCTGTAAGACCGTATTTATCGTTAAACATAATTTTCTTCATGTTCTCTTCTTTTTTACCCTCTCCCTTTTACAGGAGAGGGTGGTTTGTTACTCAACTACAACTTCCCAATCTTCTGCGAATACATCAGATGAAGAAGGAACCCAAGAATCTGCTCTTCCGTCTGGATTGATGATAAGCATCTGATTTGTGTAGTCAATGTGAGGATTTTCACGGCTCATCAAGATGTCCTTGGCAGACTGAGGGAGTGACTGCATATTTGGAATAATATCACCTGTGATATGGGAAGGAACCTGCTTCACGATAAACAATCCCTTACCATGCCAACCACTACGGCGGATAGCTCCACCTGCCTCCAAGAACTTGATGGCTGTGCCGAAATCAAATAGCTTTAGCAATGGGTTATTATTCTCTGCGGCGTCAATCCTGTTCTCCAACAAGCCACAGTACATTTTCTGAGTCTTGTTCTGCGCATAAAGAAGAACTCTTGCAACAAGAGTAAGCTCGTTAAACTTCTCAGAGCGAATAAAGGTATCACCCTTTTTAAATTTATCAACTTCACTTTCAAACTCCAGTTTCATTCTATCTAAGAAAGTTTCACAAGGCTTATAGGCTTTCTCAAACACGTCCTTAGGAGACCAACTTTCATAGCCGCCCTCATAGACTACCTTGTAACCGTCTTCACGATTCATAGATTTTGGCACAGCTTCATCTTTGAGATACACTTTGCCATCAACTCGCCACGCTGGGGTGGCATCCACAACTTTTGTTCCAATGTACTTTTTTATATCAATTTATTTTATGTCCTCATAGAGGACGGTTAGTTACTCTATTTCCTTAAACTCACTAAGGAGTTCATTATCTGAAAGATTATTAACGGCATCTTTGCCATCATTAAATGTATCATTTATTGCATCTTTATACCAATCCCAGTTGTCAACTCCATAATCCTCTAATAGTTTAAGTTCTGCCTCGGCTTTTAATAAAGCCAGCAAACGATATTTAGGAACTTCAAAACTCATATATTACTATCTATTTATATCCTTTGCAGGATAGTTAGTTACTAAAGCTCGTCAAACTCTTTCTGAAATCTCTGTTCTGTTTCTGATACAAGTTGCGAGAATTTAGCGTTGAACTCTTTGTCGCAGTCGAGCAAACCATAAAGACACGCTCCAAGAGTTTCCTTAGTAGTAGTATCTGGCATTGTTAGACTTTCCGCTTTTGGAATTAAACTATTAGCTAAAAGATTAGCACGTTCTAATTGTTCTTTATTCATTGTTATTCTATTTTATGCCCGAAGGCGGTTAATAACTGCGTCTTATCTCAACTTTCCACTCCTTAGAAGAGAACTTCTTTTTGAGGTTTTTTATTAAACTCTCTATCTCTTGAAGAGATTCAAAGGCATTAACTAAATCTCCTTCTTTATACGGGAAATCCCATCTACGTGGTTGTTCGTCTATCTCCTTCTGAGTGAGTGGTCTAACAAACTCCCCTTTGATGGTTTGATATTCGTTTGGAATTTCAATTCCTCCCAAATATCCACTTACCGAGCTGTTATCACACACATTGACTACATTAATATACAATGTTGCGTAATAATGTATTGCGCCACCACAAAGACCACAAAAAGAACGAATTTCGATATTCATGAGTCTTTTTTTGTCTTTAGTATAGCTACCCGTAGTTGTATATATTTTCCCACGGAGATTAAACTGAAATCCTTCTCCAATATTCTGAGGAATAACCCCAGTTATCTTAGATATATCAAATCCCTTTTCTATTCGTAAATAGCTATTTGTATTCATACGCTTTTCTATTAAGTTATTTTACTCTTTTAAATCTTATGACAGCTTCTACATGCTCATATGTTTTATGAGAGAAAATATAAAAGAAATATCCTCCACGACTATGGTCTATTCCATCCTCAGCATTAACGTCTACATTGTTGAACTTGTAAACAAATGTTTTGCCATCAATAAACGTCAACTCATACACTCTTGTCTCAGTTTTAATTGGCTCTCTGTTACATGCCGTAAATAACAGTACAGAGAGTAGTATAACAATTATCTTTTTCATACGCTTTACTTTTAAAGTTTATAAGAAATAATAAACAAAATTACTGATATTATTAAGAAAGTGAAAGATAGGCATATACCAACAATACTCTCAGGGTGTATGACGATAGTTGCTATCAAGCTTACAAAGAATGCAGCAAAACTCCAAAATCCAAAAGCTTGTAGCATACACTTTAAATTTTCATTCATGCGCTTATATTTTTAAATTGCTATCTAATTGCAAGCCAAAAAGAATATGTTGGAGTTCATCTACACATTTTATCATAACAGCATAGTCTTTTCCTTCATTGAAAGATACATCGCATATTCCTAAAAAATTATTATATTTCAAAATGAAAGGGTATTCTTGGTGTTTATACCAAATATGGCCAAAACTTCCTCCTTCAGAACGATAGCATATCCACCCATTCTTTTTAAGAAACTCTTCCCAAATATGAACATGCATAATATCTTCTTGGCAAATCTTACCCAAACTCTTACCGCTAATAACTTTAAGGTCATAAGAATAATCAATATTGAACGGATAGACGCTACAGACAACACAAATAAATCCGTGACTATAAACTATATCACCCACCATATAACGAGGTGGCTTTCTAAATTCTTTATGTGCCATATGCTTAACTTAATTAAACAAAGTTCTTTTTAGCCCAAGCTTCTGCCTTTGGCTTAGTTTTGAACTGCTTGTTTTCAACTTCATGCCAAACTCCGTAAGGAGCGGTCTTATACTCGATGAGAAAAAGACCTTTCTCAATTTTTACGATTCTGTATTCATATACTTCCATACGCTTTAATCTTTGCTATTAATGAAATCCTCATACTCTCCAATCGTGATTTCCACAAAGTCTGGATTTTGCTTTTCAGCTCTGATGCTACCATCAAAGTAAACGAAAATGCGGTCTTTATGACGTAAAAGTTGTGTAATGGAAAATCGTCTGGTGTTCGGAACTTCTATATTCAGTTCCTTCAATACCTTGAAATGATGGGTAAAGGACTTATATGATGTAAGTACTGCGGCTATTGCCTTACCTTGCTTACATCGCTTATTAGGCGCAATAGCTACATAATAGCCATCTTCCAGCTTTTTACCATCTACCTTCTTCCATACCTTCTTATCAAGTTTTTCGTATCGCTCGGAACAAACCCATATAGCAGTAACCTCATACATCCTATTTATGGTGTGGTTAGGCTGATAACCTTGATATTTTTCAACCTCAAAGCCTACAGCTTCTTCTACTCGTTTCATGTAGGCTTGATACTCTTCAAATTCAGCATCGAGAATACTCTTAATGTATTCATAAGCCTTTGTCCCTTGTTTTGCTTCGTACAACATACGCTTTACTTTTTATAGTTGCTATTCTCCTTATACCCACCACTTACAAGCCATTGACCAAATTGTTCAAGACTTTCTATGTTATATATAAGACTCCATTTATCACCTATATCATCAGTTGTATAAGCTATAAAAGTCTTATGTGTGAGCACATTCCAACAGATTTCCAATCTGTGTAAAATAGTTTTTATAAAATTATATCTTGCTGCCATACGCTTTACTTTTTATCAATGTTAAACCAAAACTCGCCATTTTTATTCTTTTCAAGAAAGCTCATTATCTTTGAGAACAACTTGATATTAAATGGGCAGTACGTTGTTACTTCATACTCACCTTTTGCAACCTTTCTCATTCTATAAGACTGGCTTTTGAACTTCTTCTTTTGTTTTCTGTTCTTCGGCTTCACTCTTATTGTTGACTTAACGTACATCACTTCGTCTTTATTAGATAAACCTACGACAAGGATAGTATTTCCACACGTAGCCGTTACCTCTTTAGTTAATCTATTCATATGCTTTACTTTTAGACACGCCACCTACAACCACCTACAAATAGTTTATCTTTTAATTCGTTGCAGATGTTATAATATTCTTCTTCTTTGATATTGTATTTATCCAACACTTCCTTTGTTGGAGACTTTGGCTCAAAGTAACCACAACCATAAGACTTTGCGTTTCCTTCATTATGGTTATATATTTCTCCAAAATCCATACGATTGGCATCCTTACCATTAATAGTGAATATCTCTAATTCACAAGGTAATGCATAAACAGGTTTGATAACTAATTCCATACAGTTTATTTTTTACGATGATTATACTTCTTGATAGCATCTTTCTTAGAAGCTGCCATAATCTTAACACCCTTGATGGTGAACTCATGCTGCGCCTTTGGCTGACACTTCTGCTTGTCAGAAGGAATGCTGCCTTTCAGTGTATCAAGTTTAGGACTTGGGCTTCCAAATGGATATTCTCTTGCATAAGCCGTGATAGTGGTATACATCAAAGCTAAGTTCATTAATTTTCTGTTCATACGCCTATTCTTTTATATATTCGTTTACTTCACCCAAAACCTTTGTTATCAGGTTCTTTAGAATCTTCAATTCATCATTCGAATATGTAGCTATTGGATAACCATCAAGGGTAGTATCACCAGAGTTACGGCTTATCTTTAATGAATATTTGTCTTCTTTCATTTTTCTTTTTTGAACCTTAACTTCTTTAAAGATTACGTTCTTACCGTCAGAACGGTTAAACTTACAACATCTATGCTTGCACATGCACTTATAACCTCCTTCTTGTATATCAAAGAAACAACCTTCGCAATTATTACGTTCCACAGCTTCAAGAGTAATGGTTATTCTTTCTCCAACTTTAAGTTCTTTCATTTTCTTCCTCTCTTTCTATTTAAAAGTTTCTGTCCATACTCCTTTGGAGAAGTCGTATTAATGACAACCTTTGGCATTGATTCTCTTGGTAACCTTTGATAAAGGTAATAACCATCTTTATCACGATACATCATTGCTTGCCTCCTTTCCAATCATCAGTCGTACCAATCAATTTAGCTGTCTCCTCATTATAAGGAAGGATAATTAAGTTAACCAAATCTTCATCTATAGACACACCCATTGGAATAGCACCATACTCATCAACATAAGAAACGAAACTTGCTTGCCATATAGAGCCTTCACTATTCCGTATCTTCCAAATACATCTGTCGAATGGCTTAAACTCGCACTTTGGCTTCAAATCAACAATGGCTTTCTTCTCTGCATCCCAAGCTTTATTTTCCTTTGCTAAAGCTTCAAAGAGCTGCTGCTTCTCTTCTTCTGTGGCATAGCGAAATCTATTTGTATCAAGGTTATACACTGGCATACCATAATCAATATGTCCTCTTTCAATAAGAAAGCGAACATAACTACGCATTTCATTTCTATTGGTATCTAAGATGAAAACAGAAGGAAAATGCAACATGTTTGTTTTTGTAAACAGTATATCCCCATCCTTGAACTCAGGATGAGGTTTCTCTACTTCCAAGGTCTCACGATTGAACTTACCACCCAATTTTTTCTCAATGTTTTTGATGTAATCATGTGCAATATTATCATCTAACTTCTCAAACTTAGCGGTTTCGGCATTTGATACATCTTCATAACCATCCCTACTATTAGAATAACATCCGTTGAACTTTGTGTAATCATCAGATGCCCATTCTTTGAAAATACACTGAAATCCACATTCGTTGGTAAGTAAATCACCTATCTTCCAGGCGAACTTAGACCAATCACGCATTCCTTTTGATGGAAGAAGAATCTGTAAACCATCAGGACATCCTCTTACTGTACCAAATTCAGAATAACCACGATGGCAAGTAGTATTATTATCGGTCTTATTTGTACACCAAACTACTGTTTCTGTATCTGTAGTACTGATTGTATCTAACTCTACATCTATATTATACAACCAGTCGTACAATTTAGTTCCTTGCGGTTTATCTTTCAGGATTTCCGTTATGTTAATTTCTTTTTCCATAATCGTATTGTTTAGTTTTTGAAAATTGCGTCCAAGATTTCGCGGAAGTTAGGGTTGTCTATGACAGCCTGAGCATCTTCTTTGTATTTAAAAACGATTGATCCAACATTATTCGAGTTATCTTCTATAACGAAATAACCGTTATGAATAAAGTTATAACTTATATAGAACTTACCTTCTTTATTATTGCTCCAATCGGGCTTCCAATTACCATTGTAGTACTTGGCTATATTCATAAGGCGATCAGTAGCACAGAGTTTGAAAGCATTGTTATCATCAACAGGTATGCCTGTTCTGTTTCCTTCAAGATCTAAAGAATTCTCTATATCTTCATAACGCAATTCTTTCTTTTTAAACTTGATAATACCATTTTTCAAATCGCAATTCTCTATATCTATCTCCATCCCTTTATGAATGTTGATAGTAAGTTGATTATCTTTTATTTCTTTGAAAATTACATTTTTGCCATCTAATCTTGATGTACAACTACATCTTCCTACTACTGTTTCTGTGGCATCACATTCTCCACTAAAAGCACAGTTATCACAGATATTACGTAGTGATTCTATTACCTCATAAGTTTTCCCTTTAAACTCAAAGGTTTCTCCAATCTTTCTCTCCATAAGCTCGATAATTTAAAGATGATAATAACTACTTGATACCTTTGCACTCCAATCGAAGCAGCCCACGGCATCCGGCTTTAAGAAGCGTAGCTCAACCTTCTTTAACGCGGCTCTGTGCTTCTTCTCAAGGTTGACGCAATGTAACTTCTGAGCTAACTTAATTTGCTCGACAATACCCTTTCGGGCTACTCGATATTGCTTTTCTGACATCATTTTTTGTATCTCCTATGTTTTAATTATTAAACAAAAATCTTAGTTTTTTATAATCTAATTATATACCATACCAGCGAAGCGAGCCGAAGGCGTGCCAGCCTTAACCTCATAAGTGTTGGCATACACTCTACAGATAACCCCTCCATTGGTATAAGTATAGTTATTGAGTATCATATCCTTTATATAGTCAATAGAGGATAAAAAACGCTTTTCTATGTTTCTATATTTGCATAAAATCTCGTTTTTGACCGCAAATTTTACTAAATCAAAGGCTTTCTGTACGCTCACGCTTAATTTCTTAGCTATATACTTATATGATATACCATTCTCTCTGAACTTATCGCCATAGCCAAAACGATTGCAAGCTTTCTTGGCCGCCTTTAACTCTTTCAAGCCTTTAGGGTACTTAGACTGCTGAATCATTTGCTTAGCGTAGTTCTTACGACTCTGTACATCAATGATAAGCATAGTAGACAAGGTATCTTCTATGAACTTTACTTTTTGAGCATAAGCATTCTTTTTAGAATCGTTATTAGAAATAAAATCGATGTTAGGTATAAGAATATTCCTGTGAGAGGTATGACTTTTTAAAGACTTGAAGACAAGACAACGTCTATTCTTGCCAGTGAACTCAATCAATCCCAAAGCTTTCAGGGTATCAATGCGCTTGCGGACAGCACAGGCACTTACTCCCGTGATTTCATGAAGCTTATTGATGCTCCATCTTTGCACGGCAGAAGATTTGACCCTTGTCTTTATGAAAAGGGAGAATGCGATTGCTTTCCTTTGTTCGGGATTGCAATACATATCGTTCAATATCTTTCTGCGTATCTCCATGATGCTTTAAAAAATCAAGAGCAGCAAAGAAATGGGGATTCTCTGCTGCTCCGTATTTAGTAGGTTTTGCAACCTTACGTAAATCCAAAATCATACACTTGCCAAGCTCCCCATAAGCTCATTAAGCATTAGTGTTATATCTTAAACACACCGCAAAATTAATAATAAAAGTTGAAATCTGCAAGTTTATTATTAAATATTTTTAATTTATTAATAGTTAATAACGTCTTATTAAAGGTTTTTATTACTTTTGCAACATAAAACCTATTAGTTCCACAAATTTAAAATATAAAGAGATATGGTATATAATCAAATCCAACAATACGAGATATTAGACCAAATTATGAAAGCGGTATGCAAAGGAGGTGATGTAACATTTATGCAATTATGCTCGACCTCTAAAAGTGTAAAACTAAACACATTAAGAGGTCTGTATTGCCTTATCAGCAGGGATTATTGTATTCATCCAGACCGTGCGGCTCGCTTACTCTGTCGTACAAGGGCAAACATTATCAATCAGGCAAGGAAATATCTACAATATATACAAGCAAAAGATAAATATACAATAACTATATATAATCAAATTATTAACATATTAAACAATGCAAGAAAATGAAAAGAAATGATTATGAAATGATTCTTCCCGACCAACTTTTCCCAACGGACAATGACTTAGAAATCCCGACCCTCGACATTGATATGCAAGCCAAGGAGTGTCAAACTCCTTTCCTTTGTTTTGGCGAGCAGAGAAGAACCTTTAATCTTTACGGAGCTGGCTCTTTACACTTCTATACCGATGATTACCGCTTCTCAGCTATCTACGAGCACCCTGAAAAGATATTGCAACATCATCCTGCCGTTATCGTTGAACCGAATTTTTCGCTCTATAACGAGATGCCAGTATCGTTCGGCTTACAGGCTATCTACAAGAAACGTTGGATTGCCCGTTGTATGCAAGGCAAAGGTATTGGTGTATTCGTAGACCTTAACGTTGCGCAGAAATTCTACCAGCTCAATATGATAGGCGTACCTCGTGGATGGCGTGCTTTCGCTACTCGTGGATATTCAGATAGGCTGAATAATCTTGCCTTCGAGTATTCTATCGCAAAGGATTGGGCGAACGGGAAAGAACCACTTTTTGTTATATACGGAGGTGGCGATACATGTCGGCGGTTCGCCCAAGAGAATAATTGTATCTATATTAATCCCGTTGTTACAACAAAGAAAAAACTCGCAGCCTTACAAAAGATACATGAAGGCATCGCATTCTTGGGTGAAGAGTTTTCTGTAAAGAAACAACTTGATAAGATAACACCTTTTACACATCAGTTAGAGGATTTCCGTTCTGAAAACTCTAAACAAATACAGAGTAAGTAGAGTTGTTTATGCGAGATATGGCATTTATTTGCTGTATCTCGCTTTCTTTTGTACCTTTGCATCAGGTTTTAAATGTGTTGTAATAATAATTGTATTAGTTAAGATTTGGTTATCTAAAATAATAGTTTACTATTTTATCTACAAGCAGCCGCCTGTGATAGGTAGCTGCTTTTCTTATTTGTATAAACAGCATAGTGTCTAAAAATAATCATAAGAAGCTATTAGTTAAAATTAATTTGTTTATACAGAAGTTATTATTCGCTATTAAAACATTAATAATCTCCGTAACTTTGCAATAATAATTATTAAATGGTAAAGTTATGGCAAGATTAAAGAAAATATCACAGAACCCAGCCATCGCAAAGGATGAGCTTCTTGTAAAATTGGGGTTCCGTGAAATGATAGACATTACAAAGCTTGAATATAACGAAGGGCAGATTGAAGGTTTGTCGAAAAACCCTCGATGGTTACATGATGATGAAGGTGAAAAATTAAAGAAGTCTTTAATAGATAGCCCTGAGTTTTTGGAGTATAAACCATTAATGGTTTATGCTATGGATAACGGTAAATATGTCACAATTTGTGGAAATATGCGCCTTCGTGTCGCCAATGAGCTTCGCCTTGATGGTCATTCTGAGTTCGATACCATGCCTTGTGTTATCCTCAAAGCAGATACGCCTATTGAAAAAATCAAGGAGTATGCTATCAAGGATAACGTGCAAGCTGGTAATTGGGATTGGGATGAGCTTGCTAATGGTGAATGGGAAACCGATGATTTGCAGGATTGGGGCGTTGATTGCTCTTTCCTCAACACCGATGAGGATGATACCAATATTGATGAGCTATTCGAGGATGCTCAAAATACCGAGAGTAAAGCCAAAGATATTAAGCTCTCCGTCCATATTCCACAAGAGTTGGAAGATAAGGTAGATGAGATTAAGGAGATTATCAAGTCTGCCGTTTCCGAATACGAAGGTGTGGAAATAAAATAATAGAGAAATGGAAGTCTATCTTGCGGGGGGGCTTACTGGAAATCTTAGTAAGTTTTGGAAAAGTGTCAGTATAGAATTATATATAGCAGGGACTTTAAGCAGACCCTATGTTTATGAAAAGGCTATGGAAGTTTTTTTAGCAGGTGAACACCCAGTAAAGAACGGCAAGGATGCCGATTGGGAAGGATTAAATATCTTGGAAACTTACTATTATCTACAGAATAATAAAGAGTTTCCTCGATTGATAGGCAATTTTCAGAATTTCCTATTAGATAGTGGTGCTTTCACATTTATGTCGGGAGCAGGTGTAGTTAATTTCGATAAATACGTGGAAGGATATGCTGCATTCATTAAGAAATGGAACGTAAAGAATTTCTTTGAGCTTGATATTGATTCAGTTGTTGGTATCAAGGAGGTTGAAAGACTTCGTGAAAAGCTCGAAAGATTAAGTGGACGTAAGCCTATCCCCGTTTGGCATAAGTCACGAGGGAAAGAGTATTTTGTTGAAATGTGCAAGAATTACCCTTATGTGGCTATCGGTGGTATCGTAACCAAAGAAATACCTATCAATAAATATGAGAAGTTATTTCCTTGGTTCGTGAAGACAGCACATAAATATGGCTGCAAGATACATGCCCTTGGATATACAAATATCAGAGGATTGCATACGTATCACTTTGATTCCGTGGATTCTACAGCTTGGCTTTATGGTAATATGAGCGGTTCTATATATAAGTTCAATGCCAAGAACGGAACTATGGATAAAACCAAAGCACCTGAGGGCAAGAAACTTCGCTCAAAGTTGGTTGCTGCACATAATTTCAGCGAGTGGGTACGCTTTATGAAGTACGCCCGTGCAAGATTATAAAAGATAAATATTTAAATTTTAATTAGTTATGAAAGATTCATTAATTATTGTATCAGGAGGTATGGACTCAGTAACTCTCCTGTATGAAAAGAAAGAGAGCATTGCTCTTGCTATTTCTTTTGATTATGGCTCTAATCATAATCAGAAGGAGATTCCTTTTGCTAAGTTGCATTGTGAGCGACTGGGTATCAAGCATATTGTTATTCCACTCAACTTTATTCACGATTATTTCAAATCTTCTCTCCTCGAAGGTGCAGAAGCTATCCCCGAAGGTAATTACGATGATGAGAATATGAAATCAACCGTAGTTCCATTCCGTAACGGCATCATGCTCTCTATCGCTTGCGGTATCGCAGAGAGTAATGGATTGAAGAAGGTGCTTATTGCTAACCATTTCGGCGACCACGCTATTTATCCAGACTGCCGCAAGGGCTTTATTGATGCCATGTCAGAGGCAATGAAGAATGGTACTTACGAGGGTATCAGCATTGATGCTCCTTACACCAACATTACGAAAACAGATGTTGCTCGCCACGGCAAGAAGCTTGGTATTAACTACGCTGAAACTTGGAGCTGCTATAAAGGCGGTGAGAAGCATTGTGGTAAGTGTGGTACTTGTATGGAACGCAAGGAAGCTCTCCGTGATGCTGGTATCCCTGACCCAACTGAATACGAGGATGAGTAAGGCAAGTGGAGGTACACGAAACTATTCGGGTAACCCTAAGACGATGGCTAAGAGAGAATCAGAATTTCAAGCCATCGTCTCTACGGGCAACTATAAAGATAGCTATTTCGATAAAAGCGGCGGTTATTATGTGGTACATAACGACCATAATAAGATTGCTGACCCGAATATCAACAAGGAAATGTATGCCGCAGAAGTTCTTGCCAAAAAGGGTTATCGTGTATATTTGATGAGCGAAAACTCATATATTACGGGAGCGAAGAAGACTGATGGCTTCAAAGAGCATTCCGTGATGGATATGAAAACCATCAATTCGGCGAGTGCCTATAAGGTAGAGAATAGCTTGAAGGGTGCTGCAAAGCAAGGAGCAGAGGTTGCTATCCTCATACAGAACACTAAGGCTATGACAAAGGAATATGTCAAAGACCAGATTTCTATGTATCTCACTCATGCAAAAGGAAATGAAAGAGGTAGCTTAAAAGAAGTTATTGTTGTTGGCTTATCAGGCAATGTTCATCGCCATAAGCTTTGATAAAAAAAACGGCAAAGCAGGTACACCTCTTTGCCTTTGAAGAATAAGCGTGAAATCGAGCAGCCAGTGTACTGACCCACTCGATTTATTCTTCTCGGTCGCAAAATTAAGAATAAAAATTGAAATAACAAAGTAAAAGAAAGGAAATTATGTATTACGTTTCAAAAAGAATGGAGATTGCCGCTTGTCATAAGCTGAATCTCTCTTATGAAAGCAAGTGTGCCAATCTTCATGGTCATAATTGGATTATTACTGTCTACTGCAAGGCTGAAAAGCTGAACGAGGATGGTATGGTGATGGATTTTAAGCATCTTAAACAGAAGATTCATGGTTATCTCGACCACGGAAATCTTAATGAGCTTTTGCCTTTCAATCCTACCGCTGAGAATATTGCGAAGTGGGTTACTGAGCAGTTCCCAGAGTGCTACAAGGCACAGGTACAGGAGAGTGAAGGCAATATCGCCGTTTATTGTGTTGATAAGATGATTGACGGAAAGGAGGCTCTCTAATGGCTAAGTACAAGGTAAACGAAATCTTCTACTCTATTCAAGGTGAGGGAAGACACGCTGGCAGAGCGGCTATCTTCGTCCGCTTCTCGGGTTGTAATTTAAAGTGCCCTTTCTGTGATACTGATTTTAAGAAGTATGAGGAAATGGGAGCTATTGATATTCTGGATAAGATTCAGTTACTTTCACCCGATTGTAAATTCGTTGTCTTTACGGGCGGTGAGCCTACATTGCAAGTTGATGAGGAGCTTACTACCCTTCTCCATAATTGGGGATACTATATTGCTATTGAAACCAACGGAACGCACAAGATTCCAGGTGGTATCAACTGGGTTACTTGCTCTCCTAAGTGCTTATTCGTTAAGGGCGCAGAACCTATCATTAAGGTTGCTACTGAGGTGAAGGTTGTCTTTGATGGTGAGCATGAAATTACCGATTGTGGTATTGATGCAGATTACTACTACGTTCAGCCTTGTGATACAGGCGATGCGAAGAAGAATGCTGAGATTCTGAAACAGACAGTTGCTTTCGTAGAGGCTAACCCTAAATGGCGACTTTCCTTACAGCAGCAAAAGATTCTCAATGTGAAGTAAATTATTTTACCTATGAATAAGAGGAAAAAAGAAAGCCCAACAAAATATCGTCCTATCTGCTTTTATTGTGGGGGGGTGATTTGTTGGGATTCATCAGGTGACCGCAGCGAGGATGATGATTCAGTAGTGGACTTCTATCATTGTATGCAATGCGGTGCTTCTTATGAGGTATGTCAGCCAAATGAGGAGGAGAAACAAGATTATAAAGAGTACTGGGAGAAATGCCAGCAGAACCAAAATAAATAATGAAATATGAAAGATTCTAATAAAGTTCAGATAGATTATAATTACTATAAGACTGCTATCAGTGCAATGGCTGAACAGGTTAAGGATAAAGGTAAAAGCTATGATGCAATCTACCCTATTCCAAGAGGAGGCTATTTTACAGCTATTCAGCTCTCTGAGTTGCTTGGCATCCGTATCGAATGCGATATTCGTAAGATTACCCCTAAAACCCTTATTGTTGATGATATTTGCGATAGCGGCAAGACTATTGAGGTATTTAGCAACTACGATACGGCGGTTACCTTCGTTAAGGAACGCTCTAAGGACAAGGTATCTTTCTGTGGTGGTATCGTTGGAGCTAATGATTGGCTTATCTTCCCCGATGAGCACGAGGTAACTGTTGAGGATAATATCGTCCGCATATTGGAGTACATTGGCGAAGACCCTAATCGTGAAGGCTTAAAGGGTACACCCGACCGCATTATCAGAATGTGGAAAGAGATATTCAGAGGTTACGACCCATCACAGAAACCAAAGATTACGACCTTTGATAACGGCAAGGATGGTATCGTCTATGATAACATGGTTATCGACCAAGGCGATTTCCATTCAAACTGCGAACATCATTGTGTTTGGTTTTGGGGCAAGTATTGGTTCGCATATATTCCGAACCCAAAAGGAAAGATACTCGGTATCTCTAAGATTGGCCGTGTGGTTGATTACTGCTCCGCTCGCTTACAGATACAGGAGCGATTGGTACACGACATCGTAGATATGCTGAAAGAGGCTCTCGGTAGCGAATATCCACCACTTGGTATTGCTCTCGTTATGAAGGGACACCATTCTTGCAAAGAGTTTAGAGGCGCAAAGAAGAAGGGTATTATGACCTCTTCTTACCTTGAAGGTGCTTTTAAGGATGACCCACAAGTGAGGGCTGAGTTTATGAACCTCGTAAATGGCGACAAGTATGAAGGTTAAGTCAGTCAAAACACGAATCTTGGAGGAAGTTGGATTTCTGCTTCCTACCAAGAAACTTCTTTCCTCTAAGGAAAAGGTTGAAATTATGGAGCAGTTCTTGATGATGCCAGCGAGCCAGATAGTGACTTTGCAACAAGATGGACGTAAGTCATCTTTTGTGCATCAGATAGCAAAGCTGCTCTATAATAATAATCTTGGAGAGTACTTTAATGTACTGAAAATGTGCCGAGATATGGCAGCAGAGGAAGAAGAAAATAAAGGTGCTTTTCTTAAATAAAAGCTATTGTTGGGAATAAATTAGGAATAAAAGCTATTAATATGCCATTATCAAGAGATGAAAGCAAGCGTAAAAAACAGCTTGCAAACCTTGAAAAAGGGAAGTTTAAAAAAGGTGGAGTTGGCAACCCAAAGGGCAGACCACCCAAGCCTAAGACGATGTCGTTATTCATCGAGGAAATGAAGGAGAAGGGCTACGAAGCTCCTTCCTCTCAGATTATCGCAGAGTCTTTTCTGTATATTGCTGCGCTGCCTGAAGATGAATTAAAGGCGGTGTTGGCCGATAAGTCACGCCCGATGATGCAACGCATTATTGCAAAGGGAATACTTGATAAGAAAGGACTTGATGTACTCGAAAGGGTTATTGATAGAGCCTACGGAAAGATTCAGCGCATTGACCTTACAAGCAAGGGCGAGCAGATTAAACAAGACCCATTGCAAATACACGTTGTTACCAATAATGAAGAGTATCAGAAGATTCTCGCTGAGATTCAGAAAGAGAAGGAAAAGAAGGACGCTGAGCCAGACAGGACAGCAGAATGATAAAAGAAGCAGATAAAGGATAATATAGAAATGCCACACGTATATTTAGCAAAGAACTACATGAGGGTGAAAGCAGCGAAGGAAGCAGGGTTCACAACTTGCTCTCTTCAAGGTTCAAGCCGTAGTGCCAAGACGTATAGCGTTGTGCAATTCCTTTGTATGCTTTGCTTCAACAATGCTGGAACGACCGTTTCCATCATTCGTGCTGGTATGCCTTCCATTAAACGAACTGTCTATCGTGATTTTAAGGATATAATGCTCAACTTTGGTTGGTGGGATGATAAGTGCATGAATAAATCAGAGTTCGTTTATACTTTCCCTAACGGCTCTTGGATTGAGTTCTTCTCCACCGATAACGAGCAGAAGGTGCGTGGTTCTAAGCGTAAGATACTTTTCGTAAATGAGGCGAATGAGCTTTCTTTCATCGAATGGCAGCAGCTACAGATGCGTACCACGGAGTTCTCTATCCTTGATTATAACCCTTCCTTCTCAGAAGACCACTGGATAAATCAGGTGAATGAGGAGAAAAGCACTTATTGGTTTATATCAACATACAAGGATAACCCTTTTCTCGAACCAAAGGTTATCGCTGAGATTGAAAGCCTTAAATGGAAGAATCCGAGCCTTTGGCGTATCTATGGCTTGGGATTGCGCTCTATGGTTGAGGGCTTGATTTTTAAGAACGTGGTCATTGACGACTATATACCAGTAGAAGCGTACAGGCATCATTATCGTGGAATGGATTTCGGTTATGCTTCAGACCCAACCGCTATTATTGATGTATTTATATGGGGTAAGAATATATATATTGATGAGGTATGTTATCAGACCAAAATGCTTTCCTCTGATATTATTCGAGTATTGAAGGAGGATAAAAATAATACAGAGGTTATATCTGAGTGTGCTGACCCTCGATTGATAGACGAAATCTATAACGCTGGTATTGATATAAAGCCTGTTAAGAAATTCCATGGTTCTATTCAGGCTGGTATAATGAAGATGCTTGAATATACAATCCATATAACCAAACGCTCTACAAATATAAGGAGAGAGTATAATAACTATACTTGGCGACAGGATAAAGAAGGAAAGTGGCTTAATGAGCCTATAGATATGTATAATCACGCCATCGATGCATGCAGATATGTTGTCATGGAGAAGTTATTGGGCGATTATGGCAGCGGTATGCAAGCCGCCGATATTCTCGGTCTAATGGGTTAAAATCGAAATACTTATGAAGCGAATGTACGACAAACAACCAAGGGAGCATCACCGCAAACGTTCCCACTATAATAGCAGAGGGGTAGCCAAATTATCCTTTGATAATGAGAAAGCAGCCGCAAGATACATAAAGAAAAAGCGGATGTTCGGTTACTCGGCATACCTTTGCAACGAGTGTAATTATTGGCATATAGGAAGGAGTAGAACAAAATAAAGCAGAGAAGAAATTCTCTTCCCTGCCCTATTTTTATGATAGTTCTACATTCTTTACTAACCAATCGCCAACCGTAAGATGTTCGGCTTCTGCTTTGTGCTTCAATAAGAAAAGATAGTCTTTAATATTTTAAGGTCTAACTAATTGTTTACACGGAAAGTCTTAAAACTTTTAATACAAAATGCCTATTTGCTAACTTTGCCTTTGTTATAACAAAATATTCATATATGAAGGCGATACAAGAAATATTATCAATGCCAGAAGCAAGTGATGTGCATAAATACCTCACGGCAAGAAAACAAGGCTTCAGAACTCCATTGGCAGTCCTTGAAGAGCAATGGGACCCAGCGAGCCATAGAATAATGGATAAGAAATTTCGTAAGAATAAGATTATCAATGTTCCTACAGGGAAAGTGAATCCTATTACAGGAAAGGCTGAGTACAAGAAAAAAGAGGTCGAAGTCGTTCGCATTGCTATTCCAATGCAAAAGTCTCTTGTCAATCTTACGGTAGGTTTCCTGCTTATGAATGCCGTTACCTATAAGGCTACTGCACATGGTGCTGATATTAAGAAAATGAACGACAAGCAACAGAAGCTCTATGATGGCATTATGCACTGCTTCCACGATAATAAAATGAAGTACTTCGACAAGAAACTTGCACGCACCATCTTCAAGGAGTGCGAAGCTGCCGAATTATGGTATCAGCCTACCGATGCCGAAGGAAAACTTCGTGGCGATATTCGGGTACAACTGCTCAGTCCTTCACGAGGAGACAAGCTCTATCCACATTTTAACGATTATCATATTATGGATGGTTTTGCTCGTGAGTACTACGTATTTGATGAACTTGGCAATTCTGAGTTGCATTTCGATGTATATGATGATAGGTTCTGTTATCAGTATATCAATGACAAAAAGGAAGAGTGGAGAATGGTAAGTGCCCTTCCACATGGCTTCACAAAGATACCTGTCGTATATTACAGACAAGACCAAGCAGAATGGGAGGATGTTCAATGGGCGATAGAGAGAGTAGAAACATGTATATCTAACTGGGGAGATACTAACGACTATTTCGGGACACCAAAGTACTTTGTTAAAGGACGTTTGGAAGGTTTTGCTGAGAAGGGTGAGCAGGGTTCTGTTTTCGTTGGCGGTGATAGTTCTCAGATGAGTGTGCTTTCATGGGATTCTTCGCCCGAAAGTGTAAAGGGAGAAATCGCATATCTCTTTAATATTATCTATTCTTTCACATCTGTCGCAGATATAAGCTTTGAGAATATGAAGACCCTTGGCAACAACACCTCGGGTGCGGCCATCCGTCTTATGTTTACCGCTCCTTACATGAAGGCAGATTTAAAAACGGAGATGTTTGGAGAGATGTTCACTCGCCGCTGTAATATTGTAGCTAACGGAATCTGTAACACTGGAGCTTATGTTAAGGGCATCGACCAAAGTGTTTCTGAGCAGATTGACTTTGAGCCAGTCTTTAAGCCATATCTGCCAAAAAACGATGTAGAATTATTGCAACTTATCACTTCATCCAATGGTGGTGCGAAATCTACCTCTAATCGCCGTGCCATCGAGCTTAACCCTCTCAATGATGACCCTGATAAGGTTGAGGAAGAAATGAAGAGCGAACAGGAAGAAGCGTTGGCGCAGCAAGCAGCCCTTTCGGGACTTGGTAGTGCCGCAAGTGGAAGTCGTTCAGTTTCAAATGAAGAAGAAGAGGAGGAATAACTATGGCAAAAGCAAGCGGAGGAACAAGAAAAATTAATAGCGTAAAGTATAAAGAGGCTTCCATTAACAATACCATTGATTCATTATCATTTCCTTTATTCGGCAATACAAGCACTATGGCGATTAAAACCAATGATGTGTTTAAGCAGAAATATCAAAAAGAGGAATCAGAAAAAGTTAGGGCAAGCGTAGAAACTGTATCGTCATTTAGCAAACCAACAGGAAAGTACGAATATGTGTCGGTTGATAAGATACACCCAACACAAGAATATATAGGAGCGAATAATCTAAAGACGATTGCATCTATTAATTTTGATGCAAATAATGTTCCTTATGGAGTACAGCGTAATGGAAATGTTTATATAATTGATGGTCATCATAGAGCAGCAGCGGCTATACTTAAAGGTGATAAAAAAATAAAAATATTATTAGGTAAATAATGTCAAAGAAGCTCACATCAAAACAGCAGAAAGAACAACTGAATAATCTGTTCGCCGTCTATAACAAGCGGTTGGGCAGATTATACAGCGATTATGTCAAGAAGCTCACCTCTCTTGGCTATGGAGAAGATGTGCTCGAAGATGATGTGCTTTTTAACTTTGATAACTTTCCGCAGTTAAAGGCTCGTTTGAACGACATCTTTAATGATTACTATCAGAATAGCCTTCTTTGCTATAAGAGCGGTATCACCGATGGCGTTGCGTTGGCGTATAACCACGATGAAATGGTTATAGGCGGTTATTCCGTGCTTACTGATAAAGCTATAAGGGTTGCACGAGATACCGCCGCAGCCACGTTTATTTCTAGTCGCTTGAAAGCAAAGAACGGATTGAATCTTGCTCAGATTGTTTGGAACTACTGCCAACAGACGAAAAGTGAGTTTGAAATGGCTATGAGCAACACCATTGCGGACGGAATCCAAAAAGGCTCATCAGCAGAGGAAATAGGCAAGAGCATACGCAGATACCTCAATGACCCAGATATGATGTATCGCCGTTATCATACCATCAAGGTTCAGAAGAACGGGAAGAAGAAAGATGTGGTGACTTGGCGCAGGCGTAGAATCATTGACGGCAAGGTGCGCTTCATTGAAGAGCCATTAGAGAAGGTAGGTATGGGTGTTTACCGCTCGGCAAGAAAGAACGCTCTCAGAGTAGCAAGAACGGAGATAAATGCCGCATATCACAAGGCAAGAAATGAACGATGGAAGAACGAACCATTTGTTATCGGTCAGTATATTCACGTATCGCCACAGCACAATATTGATGATATATGTAATGACCTTGAGGGTCGCTATCCGAAAGATTTTGATTGGCGAAGTTGGCATTCGAATTGTATCTGCACCTCAGACCCTATCACTATACAAGGCGAGGAAAAGAAGGAGTTTTATAAACGCTTGATGGCTGGCGAGGATATGAGCAACTACGTATCCCCTTTTGCCGTACTCACCATGCCCGAAAAGTACAATCAGTACATCAGGGATAACTCCGAAGCTATCGTAAAGGCAGGAATGAGGGGTAAATTGGCTTGGCACTTGCAAGATAACACGAAGTATTGGGCACATCTTTTAAGCCCGTCAGACCGCAAGAAATTGGGGTTAAAGGCGGTTTCTTCTAAGGAGCTTATACTTGCGAAGGCAAAGGAACGCCACGCCATTAGAACTAAGGAGCAGATAGATAAAATACAGAGCCGATGGGATAAGCATAGACGTGACTATTACAATGGCTTGGTTCATAATCTGCTCGGTAGTAAATCTGTTACGGATATAAAGAGCCAAGACCTCTTTGAACGGTACTATGCTATCCGTTATGCTATCAAGGACAAAAAGAGTGCTTATGAGATAGCTTCCCTGTTTGACAGATTTAAACGAGGTTATCAAACTAAACTTAAATGGACTGACCGCAAGGTTGCTATGAATGTTATAAAGGTAGCTGCTAATTACGGAGAAACCGATGTTTCTTCCGTTCTAAGCGCATTAAAGTCTGCTAACTATACATTGGCAAGAAAGGAGGCTAAAACGCTCGCAAACGCCATTTCTGCCATCAAAAAGGATGAACTATCACTTTCTGCTCTCATCCCTGATGTCAATAAGTGGCATAAGCAGTTTACGTCAAAGGAATTGCACGGAGTATATGATGCTGTAGATGTGAAGTTGGCTCAATGGCAAAGCTTTACGCTTGAAAAGCAAGCAAGCAAATTGCAATTTGAGGCAATTGATTTCCTTGGTGGAAATATGCACGGGGTTCAGCAGAAGTATGCCACTTGGAAGGTATCACAAGCAGCATATCTCAAAAAGCTTGATGAGGTAAATACGGCGATTGATTGGATAAATATCAATAAAGCTTATGCTGACGTAAAAGGTTATAGTACCCAGAGTAAAGTCTATCATAAGATACTCTTTGACCTCAAAAATGCTATGGCCGCACAAGATAAAGACTTAGCAAAGCAGCTTATCCAAGAAGCGCAAGATAAGAAAAATTCGCTCATTCAGTTAAAAGCTAAGAGAGCAATAAATAAAAGCGGAAATGGTTCAATCCCATTCGATGCTGATGCTTATTCGCAAGCAAGAAAAGATGCGGCAGTATGGGCGAAAAATACAAAAGATGCCGATGATATTCTTAGAGCAAAATGTGGCGAGGTGTGGCGCAATGCTACCGATGAGGAAAAAAATGCTATCTTTGGATATACGAATTCGTATCATAATATCAATGAACCTTTGCGTGGTCTTACCTACTATGGTTCAGCAGCAGATACACAACTTGGCTTAGATAGAATCCCATTAATGGAAAGCATCATCAATAAATCATACTACGATAAGGATATTTGGTTACAACGAGGTGGAGGTATGATTGAGCTTAAAAAATACGGCTTATCCAATTATGCTTACGCTACAGATGCAGAAATCAAGGCTCTTGTTGGCAAAGAAGGTACGGAAGGAGCTTTTACTTCTGCTGGTGTGGCAAAAGGAAAAGGTTTTGGAGGAAATGTTATTACAAATATCTACGCACCTAAAGGCACAAAGATGATGTATGCTGAACCGTATTCGAGCTTCGGAAATGGTTCGGGTCGCTCTTGGGATGGAATCGCAAAACAATCTACTTTCGGAAGTGAGAGTGAAATCATCCTACAGCGTGGAACTACATTCAGAGTTACTAAGGTAGAAAAAAGCGGTAATACATGGTATATAGATGTTGAAGTAATAAATCAGAATGTACTTCCATTCCCATATATCGGTGGTTATCCATACAAATAAAGAAAAGCCCCCGTTATTATTCACGAGGGCTTTTCTTGTAATACGTCTTATTATAAAAATCCTTGAAACTCTCAGCGCCTTCCTTCATTGGAAGTTTGTTAAGATATAGATAGCGATTGAATAAAAGGGCTTTCAATGTAGCAGGGGTATCATCTGTATCATTGAAGATTCTTAACCCTACCGCAATATACTCATTCAGCATTTCATCAAGGAACATCTTCTGTTGTCCTTTATAAACCTTTAATGTAAATTCTACCCATTTCTTTTCCCATTCCCAAAGAAGTGCTTCAATGCAATCTTTCCAAGGGTTTTCTGCTTCACCTTTGAAATATCGGCAGAACTTGATTAAATCTTCCTTATTCGCCATATCTATCAATAAATTTAGTTACTACATTCTTCATATCCAAAGGGAGATAATTCAATGCTTTTTCCTCCATTTCTTGTGGAATACCAAAGAGTGGCTGAGCGATTGAACCAACGATTGCTCCCATCGTATCGCTATCACCGCCGTATGATACAGCATTTCTGATTGCATCCTCGAAGCTACCACTATTAAGGACTATCATAAAGGCGAGTGGAACGCATTCTTGGCAGGTCTCTGCCCATTTGCCTCTTGGTGGTATTCTATCCTCCCATTTAATGCCATAGTAAACGTTTGCTATGATATTCAACATATCTTTCTTTTCTCCCTTTCTCAAAGAAAAGATAGCATTAGATACCGCAGCAGCACCTATCAAACCCTCAGTATGGCTATGTGATACCTTTGCGCTCATTATTGCCTGACGGATAGCATCGGAACTTTCTTTAAATGCCCAAGCTGTCGGACTAACTCGCATTGCTGCTCCATTTCCAAAACTATCATAAGGCTGTGGATTAGAGCTACGAACCCATTTTGCGAAGCTTGCGCCATACCCACCCATTGGGTTTAGATACTTCTGACACCAATATTGAAGAGAGATACTATAATCTTCGATATTCGGTTTTTCATTATCGCCTTTTCTAAGAATAGCATCGGCTACGGCTATTGTACAGATAGTATCATCTGTAAAATTACAACCTTTGTCAAATAGTTTAAAGTTATAATCAAATGTGTTATTAAACTCATATTTAGAGCCTACAATATCACCTATAATTGCTCCTATCATAGCTATATCTCCTTCTAATTTATTTTCTTTATTTGTTAATAATACGCAAAAATACGAAAAAATATTGAGCTATTCAAATATTTTTTGTTACTTTTGCATTAATTGTTGTATCGAGTGCGTATCTCCTATGTGCTCACAACGTTAAACAAAACAACTGTTTACATTCAGCATCGCCCTTATCCGTATCTCCGAGGGCGGTGCTTTTTGTTTATAAGAACTCTTTTAAAGCAACGTGATAAACGTTATACACCAAGCGAGTTACGTATAATACGTCAAATTCTCTCATATCTTATTCGGCTTTTTCAACTCTTGTAAGGTTCTCCAATCTACCAAGGAATGTGTGGTAATCATCCTCGCAGAGAACCACTTGGCCGCCCGTTGGAATGGTCTTACAATTAAGCTTTATAGATGTTTCTATACCGCCATTTCGTGAAGGTTCAACGTAAGCGATATTATCTATATTAACAAGGGTACAATGCCCTTTAAATTTTACCTCAATAAACTTTGCCATAATCTTAATTATTTATATCCGCATTTAATACCAGAGCAGCAGCCACCTAAATAGAAGTGGCAGAAGCCTAAGAAATAGTGCTTACAATGCTCATTTATCTTAATCTCTTCCTTTTTCATAATTGAATAAATGTAGTAGTTTATTCTTCTTAAAATCATAAGAATAGCCCTTATCCTTCATTATCCATAATAAGTAGTCTCTTTCTGTATCATTTGCTTTTCTTAGATACCCTGTAGAGTACTTTACATTCGTAGAGGTATTGCCTGCCCCTATTCCTAATTTTTTGAATATGAAAGAATACTTAGCGTGAGCTTCTATCCAATCTTCGTTATGTACTTTATGTAGGATGAAGACACAATGTTCTCCTCTCCAATCATTCTCCAATATTAAAATATCGCCTTCTTTATACATATCTTATTCACATTTATCTAAATAATTATTGGTTTCAAGATAAGCCAGATAAGCACCACAGCCTAATCTATATAATATTGAATTATAGCAAGTGTTATACTCGTTACAGCTATAACACTTGCTTAGAAATTCTTGCTTGCTCATATCCTTTAGTCTAACAAACAATTCTTTCTTATCTTCGCCTCAATTTCATCCATTGTATAGACTTTATTGTCTGTAGAAATGACAAATGTACCATCTTCTTGTGGAAGAAATGCGTATAGGTAATTACAATAGTATGTAACAGAAAGTATTGGATATTTGTCAATATAAGTAAATCTTATCTCGATAGTGAGGTTGCCATCTGTCTCTTTTATCAATGCTGTGAGTTTTTGCAAAAGCTCATAACATTTATTATAAGCTTTCTCGTAATCTTCAAACCGTTTCATTGTTGTATCTCCTATATTTATAGGGCAGGAAACCCTGCCCTATTTACTATTATTATTTCCCCTCAGCCCAATCAATAAATGCGTAATAATAGCCTGTCTTTATATAGAACATATCGCCAGAACCATCACCCCAAGCATCTGAGATATGACTAAAAAATTTGCCTTTGCCGTACTTATCGCAGAGTTTACTGTAAATTGAGCGAAACATTGCCGATATTTTTCTGCCGCTAAAATTCCCTGCTTTCTTTGCATCATTTGCGCAGAAGCCGTAGCAAGGATAATAGTCGAGTTCGTTATTTTCATTATAAAATCTACACTCGTCATCACCAAAACTTCCAAAGTTAATTGCGTCCTTAAGAAGTTGTTTCTGCTCATCTGTAAGCTTAACTAAAAGCTTTTCTACATCTTTTGTTGTCATTGTTGTATCTCCTAAACTTTAATTGTTGTTATTAATTATTTATACCGCAAAATTAATATTTTATTTTCGGATAAACAAATTTACTATTAACTTTCTATTAGTATTTAATATTCTTTTAGACTTGATTGGTGAATTAAAGATAATTTTATATAAAATATGATATATAATATGATATTAATCCATTTTTTGCTATCTTTGCATTCATAACCAAATCAGACGAGTTATGACACAGATTTATGACGCATCACCAAAGGAGTTGGCGGCAATGGCTCAATGCTATCTTAAAGAAGGAATACTTAGCAGGGCATCATATTGCTACGAGCGGATGATGTACCTCGGTCGCTTGCGCAGAACGGGCTATCTTCGCCTTGCCTTAGTATATACCAAGCAAGGAAAAGATAACGCCGCAGAGCGGATTCTATGCCGATATAAAGCAATTTATAAACATTAAATATAGGAGATATAGATTATGAAAAAAGTAAGAGTTTTATTTATGTCACTCTTTGTTTTAGCTGTAGCTTGTACAAATCTTTCGTGCTCAAACGATGACAGCAAAGAGGACGAGAAGATAAAGTTTGAAAACACAAGTTGGGTATCAGATAATGTCGCCATGCATAGTTCAGCCTTAGTTGCAATTGATAAGACCGAGCCCAATACAACCATTCAATCAAAGATGCAACAGGTGGTCGGATTGAACTACACGGAAGAAACAAAATCCGAGGATGGTTATTGGTTCTGGGATTTGTGCAAGCAAGCAGGACACGAGAACGACTCGGTTATGACAGCATCATTCGGCTCTGATAAATGTTCATTTAAGGTAAAGGTTACAAGAACACGTGCAAAGGCTAATCAGACCAAGACCGAAAGCCTCTATAAGTTTGAAGAAGGCTCATACGTGGTTAGATTTGGCTCAAATAGATTTGAAAGCATAACGGTATATAGCTATGGCGTATATAGAGCCGATGGAACTCTCTTCATTCCGCTTGATGGGAAAGGATGTGTTGCTTATCAAACAAAATATACCTATGCAAATAAAGAAGTGTATAGTGAGGATGTTAGTGAATATACTATTCCAACAAACTACGAGGTTTCAAATAACGTGATTACCTTCTCTTATGTAAAAGATGGAAAGAATATAACATTTGATGGCTTGCTATCAGCAGACGGGCAAAGAATAACAATAGAACACAATCCTATTGTAAACTCTATAAAAGTTTTGAAGAAATGATAGATTTTATCAATAAACTAAAATCATACTTAAATCACAAAGATGATATCAGTATGATAAAAATTTCATCAGTAAGCGGCGGTCTTAATGGAAAAAAGATTGCCGCTGAATCATCTGTACCTAAAGGATGCTTGACTGGTAACCTGAACTTTCACAAAGAGTATGATAAAGCAATAGAAGAAGGTAAGCGGATTGAAGCAGAATATCCTAACGACTATTTTGTGCATTGTAATTTGATGGTTAGTTACTTTCAGAAAGGAGATATTGAGAATTGTAATAAGGAGGCAAAGTTGGCAATCATCAAAGGACATCACACTGGGTATTGTGAGAGTAGATTATCTATCAATCTTTACAAGCAGAAAAAATACCATCAAGTCATACAGCTATCCGAAATTGAGGAAAACCCACGTTTTGGTAGATTCTTTGATGATGTGTACAAACGTAAGCTTCGGGCACAAAAGAATATTTCTAAGGCAGTTGACACTGAGCAAGACAATCTTTTCACAGATAAAGAAATCGAAGAACTTTATCAAAATGTAGAAAAACAAAGAGAACTTCGTGAGTGGTATTTGTGTACACAAAGTTTGATAAAAGAGGAATTATCTAAGTTAAGAAAGAAAGACTGGCTGAATGATAAATCTGTTTTGAAAGAAATGGAGTTTTATACAAATGAATTAATGGAGCTATCCCGTAAATATGGTTATTTATGTTAATTAAAGATGATAAAAAGATAAGGCAGGGCGTATCTCCAAACCCTGCCTCTTATATTTGTATCTCCATAAACACTGTATCTCTGCTCGGTATTAAACCGATTCTTCGTTGATTAATCTTTCGTAAACACCTTCTGGCAGCAATTCTTCAAAAGCCTTAATTGTCTCACCCATACTCTCAGCAATAGCTTCTCCTTCCTTAGAATCGTCTAATCCTTCTTTTACAAGAAAAGCCATCGTTTCTTTCTGTAATTTTAAAAGCTCTCTCAGTGCATCTATGCGTCTCCGTATCTTATCGCAAATATCTACCATCATTTCTTCTGTTGTCATATTCTTATTTTCCATTTTATTATCTCCTATTCAATTAAAAGTTAGACTGATTATTTTTAGATTCAAGCGCAGCTCTCTTTTCTCCGTTGATTTCAGCGATAGCATCCTTTAGATTAAAATCATTGTTATAGAGAGCAAGAATAAAACGCTTGCCACGTTGATTCCACACAAGGTTTACTTTCGTTCCAGTAGAACCGTCACCCTTCATATAGTTATAAGTTCGGGTGCTTGCGAGCTGCCACTCACGAAATTTACCCTTTAAATGCCAAGAGCCTGATTGAAAGTATTGAATACCTGCGTTGGCGAGTTGCTGATTGAGTGCTCTTGCGCTGATACCGAGGTCATCAGCAACTTGTGTAGTGGTAAGGCAGTCCGTTGATGCAAGTGTATCATCGTAGTACTTTACCTTTGGTGCGGCAACAGTCAGTTCTTTCTGCTGAATGCCGATGGTATGTGCCTGTTGTTCGGTCTGAGCTTCAAGCTCACGAACTCTTTGCTCATTCCGCTTCAATGTTTCATCCGCAATCTTCAAGGCTCGTGCCATGATAGCTTCGGGAGTATCGGTATTATTCGAAATGATATAGCCACCATCTTTTCGAAGAGCTGGAAGAACCTCATCAAAAACCCAATCTTGGAACTTGCGAGCAGAAGGCTTGCGAGATTGGAAAATTACACGATAAAGGTCTGGTTCGGTGATAAAGAACATTTCCTGCTCTTGCATCTTTCCTGTTGCTGCACCATGAGATATAACTTCCGTTGCTACCTTAATTGAACTAATGTGGCAAGATTGAAGTCTATTTACTACCGCTCCAACTTGCAACCCCAAGGAATCACAAACATCCTTCAAACAGAACAAAGGTTCATCCTTCTCATTCCGTGAGGTTCTAAGCTCTCCAAACATAGGAGAATTAAAAATTTCTACGTTCTTCATTTTGCTTACTTTTTTGAACGTTAAACTATACAGACACATAAAGGGCGTACTGTTACCCTTTGTTCAATTCCAGTAAGCTAAAGGAACGCACACACCATTACAATGTATGCAAGGGACAATACGCCTATATCGTATTTCTTTAGAGAAGTCAGAGCATAAAAAATGCCCTTCCATATACTGAAAGAGCTTCTCAATCTCAATCAGCTTACTTTTATTGAACGTCGCAAAATTAAAAAGAAATCTGCGAACAACAAAATTTTTCTCCACTTATTTTCGGAAATAATAGCTTTTAAAAGCAGACTAAAATAGATTATTAACGCCGTAAAAGAAAATAAAAGTAACTAAAAAGGCTTTATTACTCAGAAGGGAGCAGCAGCTTTATGCCTTTCTACTGAATAAGAGCTGAAATACCTTCTTTCCTTTGACGGTTATCCAAGTCCGCACCCCTGCGTGGTCGCTGCTTATGCTCTTAAAGTCTTTTAATTCAAATAAATCATTTGTATATTTAGCAATCGGTCTTAGCTCGCCTTTTGGAGTACGATAGATATATCCCCTATCAATAAGAATTTTGATAAACTCAGACTGCTTTAAGCCAAGTTCCTTTGCGGTATCACGAAAACCTGTAAGCAGGGAGCGTTCAACAAGCTCATCGAAGTAATGCGCCTTTGGTTGCATTTCAAGGTTCTTTGCTTCGAGTGCTTTCTTTTCTTTCTGCTCTTCAATCCAACGCTCAGCACGCTTGATGGGGTCCTCTATCTGATAGGAAGCCATAGCTACTTCTCTTGCTATCTTCTCACACTCAATAAAGTATTTGCGTGCAAGGCGACCTTTCTCGTTGTTTTCTACCATTGAAAGCTCCTTTGCCATATCAACGGAAAGGGCATATTCTGTTTGCGGTCTTCCTCCATTTGAGTTTTTAAGATTTTCCTTAAAAACCTCATAATCCTGATTTTCAACAAAACCATATTTAGTGATTCTTTCTTGAATCCAATTAGCAAACTGATATTTGCTCTCCAAGAACTGATGTAGTTCTCTTGCATTGACAGCACGTTTGCCGTTATGCTCAGTAATTTTGATTATTTCTTCCATATACTTTTTAATTTAATTTTTTCTTTTAGAAGGGAGCAGCAGCCGAAACCGCCACTCCCAGAGATACAACATATATTAAGATAAAATGAGAATCTAACTCTTATAGTATATAATTGGTGGGGCAAAGTTATGCTTATTCCATATCATAAAGTGACAAAAATCAAGGCATTCTTGAACAGTTATCTCAGATAGCTTCTTCTTTGTGTACTTAGAGCATTCATTACCCCACGAAATCAGCTTACGCATATCTTCTCTATCCATACCCTACGCTCCTTTCTTCCATTTAGATACACCCTCCTTTGGCTCGCAAGTGCCATCCTCATTCAGGGTGTACAAAGATTGATACTCTTTCGGCATACTATAGAAAGCCGACAAGCGAGCCTCTTTCAGATTCTTTGGGCTATACAATCGCTTGGTTACCTCTGACCACAGAGCAAGTATCTTCTTATTATTGACAATATTGTCTGTGAACTTATCAGCATCACTCTGCATAATTGCATACAAAAGGTTGTCTACCATTGTAAAGGCAAGCCGAGAGCGGTATTTATCGAATACCTTTGACAGGTCAACATTATATCTTTTCTTTAACGAATCCATTACATTCTTGTAAGTATCATCAACTTGCTGTACAAGGTTTTGCATCATTATTGCATAAGAAGCTATATACGGATTGCATTTAGAATGAAGGTTTCTGAGCTTATCCTCAATGAGTTTACGCATATGTTCAATCACATCAGATACCTTTCCGTATAGAATTGACGAATATTCATCATAATAATCGTCATCCATGTGCATCTTGTATATTTTCATTGTTTTTCTTATATCAGACTGACAATCAACGAAAAACTTTTTAATATTAAAGCGAAATATCTTTTTCCTAACGAATATATCTTTGGCAATGATAAGAAAATTATCCGCAAGGATATATTCCATATAGCAGCTTTGAACGAGCATCGAATAGGCATTATCAAGGGCTTCTTGCAACCGCTCTTCTGACATATCATATGGAACATTAATTATTGATTTATAACCGCAGACCTCGACCTGTATTCGCCTTGGCGAAACTATCGAACTGTCGGTTGCTCGATTGTTATTAGTTAACATATCTTTCATAATCCACTAGTGTCCCGTTAAAACGAGACGATTATTAAATAAGTTATTAATACTCAAAAGTTTACGGACTTTTTATAGTGTATTCGATTTGATTTTGTATCTTTGCACGCATATTTAAAATA